AGGCTGAGATCAACGCGCGGAATGCCGCTGCACAGCAGCCACAGGAATAGAACAAAAAGGTGCGCCGCATGGCGCACCACTAAAAAAGTCCCCGGAACTTCAGATTCCGGGGACTTTTTTGATGCCTACGGATTGCTTCGTGCTATGCACTCTCGCTTCTACGCTCCGCTTCGGTCCGTGCTAAACATGTGCCACTGGCACATAGCACCCTACCCTCTATTCGCATATCGTGGGATTATCATCCCACTTTTATGCTCATATCGGGGCGGGTCAAAAAGTCTTTCTCCCACATATGAGCAAGCTCATGTGGGTTTAGACCTTTTGACCCTGGCATCATATACTACACAATACCCTGAGCGGTCATAGCAGTAGCACAAGGTCTCAGTGTTTATGCGGTTTTTGCTTTCATTTGTATATTACAGGCATATTACCAACGAAGTTCTTTTCGATTTTATACCATCTTACATCGCTTTAGGCTTTCTGTAAATATGCAGATGAACAGAATCCGGTTTTGTCTCCGTATGCCACATAATACCAGCGTGTTCCGTTGTAGGTTGTGTAGTAACCGTAACACTGTACCGATGATCCGGCTGGCATTAAAGTGATTGCAGTTTTCCCGGTGCCGGCTCCAACTCTCAGGTACAGATTGCTGGTTGTTTTATATTTTCCGGCGATTGCTGCATCTTTACTTCTTGCACTCTCAACCTTTGCTGTACTGCCCGACACTGCCGGTTTGGATGTTGATGTGCTTCCACTTGGGGCAGATCCATCTACAGAAACAACGATAACAGTATGACCTTTGCTCTTTGTAACCAGAATGTCTCCTGGTTTAAGGACGGTTGCAGATGTAACGGAAACTTTTTTAGCAAACAGACCGGATTTTTCTAACACTGACGGCTCAGTTGCGGTGCTAAAGGCTCCCACGTCAATGCCGGTTGCCTCATAGATACATCCTCTTACGAGGTCGCTGCAATCTGTTTCTGTCTTTTCTCCGATTGCTTTCATGTTGCCGTACTTTTTAAGCATTGCCATAATGGATCTGTGTGCCTGACAGTAGCCGATATTGTTGTTCATGCAGGCATCCCACATTGCTTTAGCAACTTTCTTTGCGTATTCGTCACTCAGGAAGCGGAGCATATACCATCCTTTGGTATGAACATAATAATTCTGTGTGCTTACCTCTACGCCATCCTGATCTCCCGGCTTACCGCCAGAGTATTTCCCATTTTCGTCTCTTCTTGCACTTCCAATAATTACTTTCATCGTCTTTTCCTCCTTTTTCACTGCAAACTGGTTATAATATTTCTTGGCATAAGATCCTCTGGTGGCTTTTACTTTTTCTCCTTGGTTCTTTGGCTTCTCATATCCGGTCAGGACAACATCGGATGCCTCCTGCGCTGAGGTCGCAGATTTGAGCTTTTTCAAAACACCCTTATATGCACCAGATAATTCCTCCCACAGAAATTCCAACTGCATTTCTTCGTCTCCAATGGATTTCCCCTTTTTCTTTGCAAAATTGAGAAGATTCTGTTTTCTGCTCCAATAAGTCCACTGAGCATACCCATATCCAAAAGAGTCTCTGATGAAATTTGCATAGCTGCCGTTGTCTACTGCGGCAGTGTAGGTAGCATCCGTATATCCACTTTTCTTCTCACAACTGTTCTGCAAGTTTCTCGGATTAAAACCACTCTCGGCTCTTATGCTTGCCATTATGCCGGAAATAGCATAATGGTTAAGTCCCTTGTCGCAAAAGAAGTTCCATGCTCTCTCCTGCGCCGTACTGCCTCTTAAAGCCATTGTGCATCGCCTCCTAAAAACAAAAGCCGGATGCGTTCATGCACCCGGCTCATGGCTCTTAAATATTAAATTACTGTTTTTCAATCTGTTTGATCTGCTTGATTGCCTGAATAACTTTGTCATATCCGTTCGTGGCAACTAAAAAACTAAGATACGCAAGGGCAATAAGTTCAACGCCAATCTTTGCGTTAAGCATCGTTTCTGTGTAAATCAGATACCCAGCGGACAGTGCCACGGAGATAACGACTGCGGTAACTGCTGCCATCACGTTTGATGAGTAGTCAACCGATTTCTTATCCAGAAGTTTCTTGATTCCCTCAACGGTAAGGTTTGTGAGTAATGATACTGCGAACAGTGCTACAATTAAAAATTCCATTGTCATAATATGACCTCCTATCCTACTGCCTCATCATCAGAGGCTTTGTGTGTGGTTCCGTCTTTGCTTATGACGGTGCTGTTGATTGGTACTGAAAAACTGAGTTTGTTCTTTTCAAAGATGTTCATAATCGTATTTGTCCCAAGGTAAACCACCAACGGAGCTACGATTTCTTTGACGATTGTGCTTGATACATCCACCACCGGGTCCATACCTATCCATGAGAGGATATAGGAACACGATGTAAGGATCATCCCATGAGCCAATACCGCAGTAGTGGCTACCTTTGCATAGGTGTTCAGGCTTACTTTCTTTTTCTTCTCTTTTCTCCGCCTACGCTCCCTTTTCTGCAGGATGTAAAATGTCACGCAAGCTGCAATATAACCGAGAGCGAAACCTATAAGAATTTTAAGTATCATCTTCTACACCCTCTTTCTTCTTTTGTGGTTCTGTCGGTAGTCCTTTCAGATCTTCGATTAAGTCTGTCGCAACATCATTTCCGCCAAGTATGTGATAAGGTTCATACATCCTTGTGGCGTTCTCTCGTGCGTATATAGGGCAGTAACCCCTCTCAGACCACTTATTGTATGTCTGAACGATACCATTTCTTAAAAGAGCTTCTACACCCTTGTCAATGGCTTTGTTTTTTAAGTGCTGATTGTACATCAGCTTCGCCATCACGCCCATTCCGCTGATTATCAATCCAAAAAGAAACTCGATCCAATATTTCACGATAAAATCTATCATTCTTCACGCTCCCGTCTGTATGATCTCAAATCATACTCAATTAAATCCATCTTCTGATCCACGTCGTTTTTCATATCATCGAGTTCCTTATGCAGTTCATCCGATATTCTGCACTGCTCAATGATTTCTTCCTGCTTTTTAATTATTTCAAGCAGTTGTGTGGTTGCCTCACACAGCCTATCTACAATGACATAACTTCCATCACGCATGACTTTCCTTTAACTCCTTTGCTTCACAGGTGATCTTTTGCACCAGATTGTAGGTGTCGGCGTGTTTCATCGAACCAATTCTACTTGTAAACGATTTGTCGAAAAATTCTTCCGTGATAGTTCCATCTTTGAAATTCTTCATAAGGCGTTTCAATCTACGCATAGCATCCTTTCTGATTTTCTTCGTAGAGTTCCAATGCCTATATCCAACAAAATCCACTCCGTTCTTTGCATAAACAATGGTTGTTTTTGGATTTAATTGTAATTTAAGAACATCCGCAAGGAATATTTCTATCTGTTTCTCCCACCGTTTCAACTGTTCGAGATCTTCTGATATAATCACAAAATCATCCATATATCTCATGTAATGTTCCGCATGAAGTGTATGTTTTACGAACATATCCAATCGGTGTAAATACACGTTGGCAAATAGTTGGCTCGTAAGATTTCCAACCGGTATTCCGACACCGTCCGGGAATATCCCATTATGGTCTATTATCCGGTCAAGGATTACGAGTAAGTCCTTGTCTTTAATGTAGGTTCTAATTTCTCTTTTCAGAACCTTGTGGTCTATGCTCTGGAAGTAATGGTGTATGTCGGCTTTCAGCACATAGACTGATTTTCCTTGCACAACTTCCAGATTATATAGCCACCTTGTCAACTGCTTGCTGGCTCTGTGAGCACCTTTCCCTTTTCTGCAAGCATAGGAATGGTAGATGAACTGATGCTCAAATATCGGCTCTATGTAATTGACAATCATATGTTGGATAACCCTATCGTAAAATGGCAGAGCCATGATTATACGCTCTTTGGGTTCCCAAACTTTGAATACCTTGTACTTTCCAGGAGTATATGTCAAACTTTCCAATTCCCGGATGGCTTTGCTGAGGTATTCCTCTCTGTTTGCTTCAAACTCCAAAACCTCCGGTCTGTACCTTTTGCACCGCCTCGCCTTTTGATATGCGGTCAATGCGTTCTTCATGGTACAGATGTTTTTCATAAGACCTGTTATTCTCTTCATAAATAATGCTTACGCCACACTTCCTTCGCTTTCGCTACTATTTGGCTTCGCTGTTTTAAGTTCGCCCGGTTTGCACGGGTCGGGATAGCCGTCTGACTATTCAATAAATGATTATCAAATAATCCTTGTTGGCAAGCCGTAGCTCCACCAATCTGACAGTTTTCTAAATAGTCACAGACGCACCACACGCCAATGTTCGTGTTCACGTTCCACGGATAATTGTTGCAATTCACAGTCCGCGAACCATCGTGAACCCCGTTGTTCCAATTGCCACCGCCAATGAGCGCGTGCAAGCCACGGAGCGACAGTGCGAATTAACAGCTACCCCAAGATAGTTGCTTATTTTGATTTCTTTTCCTTTTGTGCCTTGTTTATTAACCCTCCGATATACGCGCCGAGAATACCGATCTGTGTTGCACAATATTCGTATACTCTGTCATTCATTGCGGAATATTTAAGATCGTGCGACATTCGGATTTTCCGAACCAGTTTTCCTTTCAGCCTGTCGGCTGCATAAAGGTGGCTGATTGTTTTTGATTTCTCGTATGCTTCTATCTCATCCATGATTCCGTCTATGCTTTCTCGTATATCCTTTTGCAGAGTGAATTTCTCGTAATGTGGCATATCCCTTACTTTTCTGTGGAGATATACCGAGAGATCGTATGCCATCTGGTGTGCCTCTGTATGAACGTAGTCCATTTTCAGAGTGGAGGGATTTTCATATTTGCTTTCGTACGCCATTACACCCAACCTTTCAACTGCAAGGGACTCGGCTTTCGCCGGTCCCCATCAGCTTACAGCGAGTCACAGACGCACCACACGCCAACGCCCGTGTCCACGCTCCACGGATAATTGCCGCAAGACACAGGCCGCGAACCACCGTGAACCCCGTCGCTCCAAGCGCCACCGCCAAGGAGCGCGTGCAAGCCAGTGTTGTTGGCCATGTAAAGCTGGCCAACTTTCTGACCGCTCATAACGTCATACCAATTCCAAGATGAGCCTGTCGGATCATGGATAAACTCATCCAACCACTTCCAAACATTTCCTACGAGGTCCCGAACGTTCGTTGCAGAAACAGCGTTCTTGACATTTCCGCAAGTGGTTCTTGCTGTATTCGAGGTCGCAGACCATGCGTAAGTGTTGTTGCCATCCTCTCCCTGCGGAGATCCGTATGCACCCTTACAGAACTCAGCGTAGGTAGGAAGTCTTTTTCCTACTCTCATAGCTCTCTCATTGGCGATATACCAGTTCAATCCCTCTGTTCCAGTAATCGGCACAACACCCTTTTTGCTCTGCAAACCACTGGCTCCGTTATCGGATGAAAGGTAAATATCGCCCCAGAACGGTCCTATGAATACCATTCCGGTAGGATCGCAAGTAGGTCTGTGGAGAAGAGTCCAAACGGAATTAGGTACAATGCCCTCCGCTACGTTTGTTTCCCATCCACTTCCTAATGCTGCGCCTGATGCGCTGATTGGAATACCGGAACTATTTGTTTTTCTGACTACGCCGTAATGGAAACCGCCGATTTTTCTTGATGTAACTGCCGTATAACCGTTTGGATATGTCGTATTAAGGGAAATACGATACTGTTCTGCGGCAAAGTTCGTGGCATCTCCACCGGTAGGATCACAAATATAAATGCAGTAGTCCTTTCCCACCTCAAACTTAGTTGCTGTTCCGTCCAAGTTGCTCGCTGTAAGAGTGGTTTTTTCTGTCTTAAAAACAGAATTACCTACCGCAATCAGAACTCCTGCGATAACAGTAAGGGAACCGTTCTCCATGCGAATAAACTTCTTGTCAGATGCAACGACATCGGACATAAGCGCAAGTTTCGGGGTGGTTATCTTCGCAATGTCATTTTCCATTGCTTCATCATAACCGTAGAATTTACTCATTAGCCAATTCCTCCTTGATCTGATTCAGTTCTTCGGCTGTCATGCCGAGACTGTCGTAAATGGTGTATGGTGCGGTAACTGCGATTTCTGTTGCATCCACAGATACCATAGCGGATGTGGAGATAACGGTCGTTTCCAACTGCTTCTCTCCTGTAATCTCATCCGGTTCGCCCTCTTCATGTGTTACGTTTGTGATTGTTACCGTCTTATTTCCGACAATCGCCTTTGTATTTGCTTTTGCCTCAGCACAATAGTGAATGGTAACAGTTTTCTTATCCTCTCCTACCGCAAGAATCGGGCAATGAAGATAATTCATGCTTTCAAGATCTTCGATGGCTTCCAACAGATCTTTTGCTGCAAATGCGCCATCATCCACCAAGGATTTACAATTTCTAATGTCCTCGGCGGTTGCAAGTCTCTTAGGGAAATCTCTCATTTTGTCTACCTCCGTTATTTATTTACATAGCTTCCAACAAATCCGTCCACAAATGCCAAACCATTTCCGTCCATGATTCTGAAAGTCTTATGTGTCATAAGATCTGCATTGCTGATTGAGAATGTCTTTGGTGCGATCATGTAGTTATCATTCGCAATGCTTATGGTGTATTCTCCGGCCTCAGTCAGGTATAACGGCTGAGTAAAATCTGTAACGATGTATTTGTTACCGGATGTTACATTTTGTACAGTTATTGCAGCAGCGGTTCCAACGGTATCGTTGAAATGTATCTTCACTGCAAGGTTTCTAATGTGGGTTTCCACATCGTTAATTTCATTCTGCAATTTTCCGGCTGCATCCGCTGACAACTGATCTTTTATCATTGCGAACCATTGATTAAACAAAGTTTCCTGATTGTTCTCAAATGCCGTCATTTCTGCTGTGTAGTCCTTTTTTAACTGCACCACATCCGCATTTGCCGTTGCCTGCAGATTGTCAAGGAAAACATTGAATGTATCGAGATCCAAATTTGCCTGTTTATTGAACTCTTCTTTCTGATTCTCGAAAAACTCTGTGAATACCTCATACAAATCTGTTCCATTTTCCAATGCTGCCATGATCGCATTGACAGCAGTGTTGATACGGTTTGCGTCAAGCGCACCGAAAAACGACTCATCATATACCGTGTACTGGGTTACGTCTTTTACGGAATAACTTCCGTCTCCATTATCAATAGGAATGAACTTCCGCAAGCCGGACCATACGGCATCCTTATAGTCTGTCTTTAATCGTTCCCACGCCACTTAGAACACCTCCCTCCTTATCCCAAAATTAAAGGTAAGCATCTGCCGACCTCTGTATTGGTTTAATAGCTGATTAAATAAATCTAAAATCAGTCTTTCGATACGATTGAGTTCGTTGTAGTCGAATATCTTTCCGTTTGCCGTGTACAAAGGTGCTTCTCCAACATCCGGTTTGAATGTGTTTGCGGCGATAAGTGAAATATTTTCCTCCAACTGGTTTATCTCATCTGCGTAAAAATATTGGTCTTTACTCCTATCATCTCCAAGATCGTTGATAGAGAACTCCTGATACATTGCAACTGCTATTTCTCTAAGGTAGGCAAGATTGTTTTTGATGCGGTTGAAATCTTCCGTGTTGAAACGATCGCCATGATATATGCCGTCTCCATCCGTATAGCCGTACCAATCAGTTTTTGGAGTAGTCCATGAACCGGAAATAGAAACAACCATTGTTTCCGTTGTGCTGTTTCCGGCAGAATCGGTAGCTGTTACCACTGCCACATGATCTTTTTCAGACCCATCAATGCTTGCTGTGGCTTTGTATACCGTTCCAACGGAGTGAGAGAAATTCAGTTCTGCATCATCAAGTGTTCCAGTAACCTTTGCTATATCCGCCATCTTTCTCGCCTCCTATCCTTGCGTGTATTTGCCAACGTATGACAGTGGTAACTTATCAGGAATTTCCTTATCCGATATATTGGCATAGGAGCCAACATAGCTGCCGACAAATGCGAACCCTTTTAGTTCTTCAACAGATACAGAAATGGTGTATTTTCCTTTTGTCTGCACCGGGTTCGGAGTTATCGACACATCTCTTACTAATATGTTAGCTGCCATGCCACCACCTAATCTGTTACCGATACAGAGATTACATAGGTTGCCCCAACATCTGCCGGGTTCGGAGCCAATGAAACATCTGAGATAACTGGTGCTTTAGTATCGAGAGTAACTGTTCTTTTGACTGTGGTTGTTCTTCCAGCTCCATCTTTTGCCACGATAGTAATTGTATTGGAGCCATCCTTTAAGGTAATATCCTTTGAGAATGTACCATCGTCATATACGGTCACTGCGCTACCATTGATCGTCAGTGTAACCGGACTGGACGTAGCATCATTTGTGGTTCCGGCAACTGTTACGGTTGTCTTGTTTGTGATGAGCTTGTCTACCGGGCTTGTAACTGATAACTCAGGTGGAACGGTATCAATCTTGAATGAAACGCTCTTCTGAGTAGCAGCATTGCCGTCATAGTCTGTAGCTTTGACAACTACGGTGTGTAAGCCATCTGCCAGTGCCGCCGTAGGTTTATAACTGCACGAATAACCGGATGATGTTTTTGTCTTTGTAACACCGGATATTTCAGATCCATCAATGAGCAGCTTAATTGTGTCTGGATTCACGCCAGAATCATCATCCGTAACTGTGAAAGTGATCGTAGGCTGGTTGCTCGTAAGTAACTGCGATGCCGTAGGTGCTGAGATTGTGATAACTGGTGCTGTTTTCTCTTTAACGGTAAGTCTCAGTTTGCTTCCGAGAGTTGCATCGGATTGATTTACCGATGTGCTGTTGCCCGCCTCATCTGTGGCGATGATCTGCACTCCGTAATAATGTCCTGACTGATTGTATGAGGATTTTGCCGGAGCAGTCAGTGTTGCTTTGTAAGTCTTTGATGCGCTGTCGTATGTGAGTGTGGTAGTTACACCGTTTACGATAGCTTTAACAGATTTAATAGCCATCCATTTTCCTCTTCCTTTCTGTTCTTATTTTTCTGATACCCTACGGGCAATTACCTTTCCAGATAAACTCTGTGAGAAATTAACAATGTGGCGATAGATATTGACCTTTAATCCAGGGCGATATGCGTTCTCCTGATAAACAATGTCGTTCGCATCAATCTCTGGATTTCCACGGGTATTGTATTCGTACTCAATACCGGCGTTGTAATAATCCCCAAGCCAGTCTGCCAAGTGGTTTGCCGTTTCCATATCGCTTACCAGAGGATTTTTCCATGTTATGGTCTTTCCTCTGCTATTGAGCGTTTTTACGGCATACTGCTCAACAATGTTGTATCTGTGTCCTATAATTTCAAACTGGTACTTGCCAGTAATCAGAAACTTAACTGTCACATAATAATCTCCGTTTTCTATGATGCTGACGTTTGATGCCGAGGAATTGAACGTAGCTCTGCATCCATAAGTCGGATCTCCAAGATAATACGTCTGAATATCTCCCTTTACTGCCTCCGTCTCTTCACTAATAAGAGTTTCTTCCGCAGTTCCTTTCTGGTAGGAATAGCATGGCACTCTGACTGCCTTGACAAGCTCCTGTTTGATTGATTTTGGAGAAGAGGTCATATCCTGCCTTTCCATTGTAAAATCCGTTATATCGCCAAATGAGAAGTAATCAACGACTATGCGGTTGAATGGTTCTTTTGTCTTTGTAAACTCAATCTCCATCAAATCAAAATCATCAAAATCGTGCTGCACTATCAGCCTCTTTGTAATGTCCGAATTTACCTCATACTCATCCACCTTTTTGCCGTCATTGAAAGTCCTGAATATAATTCCGTTAGGCAGTGTAGAGCCAAACATTAACTGCAAACCATAGTACATACAGGCGGTTTCCTGAGTTATGTAGATAATCGGATTTTCTTCAAATAGGCAATCCTTATTGGACTGCTGTAATGAAATATATCCGGTATACTTATCTGCCTTACTCTGGTTCTCCGGGAGATAATACATTTCTGCATTTACAGTGGTGTAGTTGTGTGCAAATGAAGCGTACTCCTGTTTTGCAGTCTCACTCTTTATATTCCGAACATGGGAATACTCTGTCTCTCCGTTGCACGTTATGTCGTACTCCGGTGCGAATGAGGATTTAATTTGTGGTCTGCCGTACCGGTTCTGTGAAAGAACACATCTGCAGGCATTAGCGATAATCTGCAAAGCCTCTTTGTGCTTAACCCTCGGTATGGGGTTTTTTGTGGTTGACTTTTTGAGGTACGGATCAATGTAGTATTCCTCAATTCCGGCATCCTGAAAGACCAATTCTGCTGCATGGTAATATGTGATTCCTGCCGGAGCATAGCGGCCTTTGTAATATTCCTCGTCCATGTTTCTGAAAAGATCCTGACACCTTATCGTTGCCGAGTAATCATCGCTTTCCCATGCACTACACTGTAACTTTGCCCCTCTTATCCATTCGATAGTGTCTGAGTTCGGCAACTGATAACCGTACCAGATATACATCTCCTGCCCTGTCTCCAAGAAGTTGATTGCTGAGTTTGGGTTGTCTACATTGAAATACTGATCGTAATTCTGTAACTTAACCATGAAATCTATCTGTGGAACATCCTCGCAAATTGGGGATATGTAGCTATCTAATTTAGAATCCATAATATCGTCATTGTAATAAACAAGACCGTAGCCTAACTGAATTGAATAAATCCTCAGTCTGGAATATGGATTTTTCATCTTGTAGAAGATGAATTTTATATATGTGGTATTCTCTAACACCTGTTCTGTACTGAACTCTGACTGATCGTTGTCAGCAATCTCTATTCTCTGTCCGCTACTCGTGAGTATGTCGAACCTGGTAGGATAAACCTCTCCAAAATTGATAGTCAGTCCTTTAATGTCTGTTGCTACAACATTCAGTTCGATAAGCAGCTCATATCCGCTTGATGGAATCAGAGGTTTACTTATCAAACCGGTGTCGTAGTAATTCCCGGAAGTATTCTCCCTTGGGAGAAAATACATAGAGCCGTCTACCTTTGTGAAGTCCTGCTCCAATGTGGCATATACGGTTGTCTCTTTTCGCTGACCGAACAACCCGGTCTGCTTTGAATAGTAGGCAAAGTTGTTACCTATGACGGTTGCATTGGCCTGTGCTTCCTGATTTACCAGACCGAATGAAATCATCATATATGACCGCTCTCTAAGAGAGCTTTTCATGCTTTCCTTGTATTCATTTGATACTTTCTGCATACAATCACTCTCCGCAATCAATAAGGTTTACTTTGCAACTCTGATAGGTAATTGGATTTCCGTCTGAATCTATCCAGTACGGTTCCGCCGTTCTATCTCCGGGGTACATCTTTATTGTTATTTTTTTCATAGTGACCGGATCTGGGAAAGTGACATATACGAAAAACGCACTCAGCACCGTAAGCATCCGGCTCCACTCTGCTGCCGTCAGCCACGGCCATTCCAGAGTGTCGAGTTTGTACTGATCTCGCCCAACTCTCTGCCCTACGACCGTGCCGTTGGCATTTCTTCCGGCATCCACCATTGTAGATACAGTTGGCTTTGCCCCACGTTTAGGATGGGGAAAGTCATAACCATTTACTGATATATAAGCCATTCCATATCCCTCCTTTACGCTCCTTGGAAGCTGTAACCGTTGGCATTGCGCTGTGTGGTTACTGCATCCGTAACTGTCTTTCCACCGATTTCAACAATCGTCTGTTCTTTCTTATCAGCCTGTGTCTTGGTGTTCTTGGAAATCTCACTCACAGCGGTTGTTATTCCAAGATCGTCCAGAGCCTCTTTGATAGATTCTTTCAGACCGCCGCCGGAATTAAGCGTTGCCTGCACGGTTCCGTTTGTAGATACCTCCCTTGTCACACGCTGCACGATTGCTTCATTCGTGAAATCACTTCCATAATTGTTGCTGTATTCTTTCAATGCACTGTCATTGATTTTCAGACGTGTTCCGAGGTTCACGTCCATATCAGCGAATGAATCTACCCAGGAAGTGACAATTCCTTTTGTTTTCTCTCCCTCTTTCTCTACGCCGATGTTATATCCCTCTACGGAATATGCACCTAATCGTTTGAATACTCTGGACGGAGAGTTAATATCCAGCTTGTCTTTGAACCATGAGATAATACTGCTGCCCCACGATTCAATGTTGTTCTTACAGGTAGAGTACAGATTTCCTATACCGTTCTTAAAACCATCTACCACATTTTTTGCAATGTCATACCACTTGTCATAAGAACAGGTATTTGTGAACCACGTTTTTACATTAGAAGCCCATGTTGTAATGTTGCTCTTACAAGTCGTATAACTGTTTCCGATTTTCGTTTTGAAGCCGGAAATAATATTCTCTGCATAGGTACTCCACTTAGAACTATTGATGCCTCCAAAACCACTATCAGAGAACCACGTTTTGAGGTTTGAAGCCCATGTTGTGATATTGCTTTTCGTATCTGTGTACGACAGTCCTATTTTGTTCCTGAAACCAGTTATGATATTTCCTGCATAAGTGGTCCATGTGGCATTGTTGATATTTCCGAATGAAGATCCAGAAAACCAATCTTTCAGGCTACTCGCCCAAGTAGTAATGTTGTTCTTTGTGGTGGTATAGGTGTTTCCAACCTTTTCCCGGAAGCCGGAAATGATATTGTTTGCGTAGGTCTGCCAAGTATTGCTATTGATGTTTCCAAAGCCGCTGCTCGTATACCATTCCTTAACTTTGCTCGCCCAGGTTGTGATGTTATCTTTTGTAGTGGTGTATGCGTTACCCACCTTTGTTTTGAAACCAGTGATAATATCATTTGCGTAGGTGGTCCATGTACCGTTGTTCACTCCGCCGAATGAAGAACTATTAAACCACTCCTTTGCCTTTGAGGCCCATGTGGTAATATTGTCCTTGGTCTGTGTATAGGCATTTCCCACTTTCGTCTTGAAACCGGAGATAATGTCATTTGCATATCCGGTCCATGTTTCCATGTTGACCCCACCAAATGATGAATTGTTGAACCACTCTTTGGCCTTAGCAGCCCAAGTCGTGATGCTGTCTTTCGTGGTGGTATAAGCATTGCCTATCTTGTCCTTAAAGCCGGTTATGATGTTCTGACCGTGGGTTTCCCAAGTCTCTTTGCAAATCTTTCCAAAACTCGTACCCGAGAACCAGTCATTGACCTTTCCGGCCCACTCCGTAACTTTTGCTTGGCAGTCTGAGAATTTCTTTCCGATGCCTCCATTGAAAGCAGTGACAAGATTGCTTCCAAGTGTGCTGAATACGGTTGAATCGGATGAACCACCTATGCCAAATATTCCTTTGACAACATCTGTCACATTTCCGAAACAACTCAACGCTGTCTGCAATGGTGCCGGCAAAAGGGATTTAGATATTCCACCAAGCAAGCCACTGACTATTTTCTCTCCGACAGTATTTATTTCTCCATCATCAGATCCAATTCCAAACTTCTTAGATATTCCCTCTACAATGCTTGTTTTCAACTGGTTCCAAATGGCGGTCCATGATACCCATTTGAACAAATTCTTGAACGTCCACTTGGCTGCAAATACCTTAAAGACTGTTTTGAGGATTGTGTCCCAGTCAATCTCGGACATTGCCGTTCCTACGCCCTTTAGAAGATCGTACCAATCTACCTCGTCTATCAAAGTGTTAATCAGTGTGCATACACCAGATATAAGGGAATTGATTGTGCCTCCGGCTTCTTTCCAGTCGATAGTCTTAACTGCCTTGTTTATCGCACTCGCAAAGTCACTTCCGATTTTCTTGAAATCTATCTTTGCAAGGAATTTTCCAAGACCACTGAAAAGTGTCTTGATGCTGTTTCCAAGCGTTGTGCCTACAAGATTCCAGTCGATCTCCGTAATTGCGGTATTTATATTTGTTCCAAGTCCCTCACAGAAAGTATCGAAACCGTCTTTGATGGTATTCCAATCGAGTTTTTTCAGTGCTGTGTTGACACCGTTTGCAAAGTTCGTAGCAATATCTTTCCATGGGAAAGTCTTTGAGAAATTCAGTACGGCAGTAAATACACCATTTACAAAACCGGCGAATGTTTCTCCAATGCCAACATAATCAATTCCGGCTATTGCATTGCCAAGCAGATTGCCGATTGCGGTTCCGAGTGAAGCCCAATCCAATTCCGTAACGAATGTCTTTGCAAAAAGGATTGCTGAGTTTATTGCATTGGAAATTGCTGTTCCAATTTTCTTCCAGAGATCTTCTGTCTGCAGGGCGGCGTTAATTGCATCTACGATACCCTGTGCAAGTCCCTTTGCGGTGTTATTTATCAGAGTCCAATCAAGAGTATCTAATGCACCAATGATAAGATCTGCTATTGCCGTTCCGAGACTGCTCCAATGGAAGTTTTCTACAAATGAATCAACGAACTCAAATGCAGAGTTAATAGCTTGCGCTATTGTCACACCTATTGATGTGAATAATCCGGGAGTTTCAAGGAAACCGTTCAGGAATGTGGCGATGCACTTTGCAATCTTTCTCAGAGACGCTTTGATACCGTCCCACGGAATGTTATCGAGAGCTTCTTTCAGTTTCTCCCCGAACATTCTTCCTACATCGTAGAAATCAGCTTCATCCCAAGCATCCTTAATCATCTGTGCAAGATTTTTGTACTTATCCGCAATCTCGTCTGTTTCATAACCACTTCCATCGGCTCCGCTGTTGCTTCCGCTGCCACTTTTATCATCACTCAGGATGTTAAGCTCATCTATGCCGGTGGTAAGGTTCTTTGCCGCCTTTGCAGCACCGTTTAAGGAATCTGTGTAATCTTTATTCTGTTTTATCGCCTTGGTGTAGAACTTCTTGCCTGTAAGAGCTGAGAAGAACTGCGCCAATGCGTTTGTTGCTGCAATGAGCTTCTGAATCAGGTAATCCAGAATTGGAGTAACCACATTCAGTATTGGTTCAAATGCAGTTGTCAGCGATGCTCCAAGCTGACGTAAATCGTTGTAGAGCAGATTTACGTTTTTGTGAAACTCTGTTCCGGCTCTTTTTGAATAAATAACAAGGTTATCGAATCCTGTTTTTACGAGTTCAAATAGGTGCGTAAACATTGAACGTAATAACATGAACGTTCCAAGTCGGATGATTGAGCCGAGTTTCTTTGCAAATGCACCAGATTGTTTTTCTGAAAATCCAAGGCTTTCTCTCACTCTCTTTTTGAGTTCCTTGAATTTGTTTATAATTGCAGCAATCCCAGAACGGATTTTGTTCACTACCGTTTTCACGGCAGAAATGATTTTTTGTGTCTCGTTCTTTACAGCATTTGCCACTTGCCTTACCGCATTGATGATTGCAGTAAGGATTGTCAGGATAATACCAATAATCGGTATCGCCGCCTGAACGGCTTCAAGACCTACCGCCATAGACTGGAATCCGGCATTTGCCGCCATGCCCCCGGTTTCAATGGCCGGAAGAATTGATGCAATTCCACTTAATATAGAAGAAAAGGTTCCAAGTCCACATTTCTGTGCGGCATCCCCTATGGACTTAATGGACTTTGCCACATCCTCCATATTCTTAGGAGACTGTGAAACCGTTTCCTTGAACTGCTTAAACTGTTCCTGTGCCTGTCTGAGACCATTCACAGCTTCCTCATACTGACCGGTATCAAACCGTATCTTTCCACTCTCCATACCGCTGACAGTGGCTTTGTACTTATTGATCTGGTCTATGAGTTCCTGAATACGTCTATTAGACGGATTTGTGTTTGCCTGATTGAGACTTTCGTTTAAGTTTGTCTGTCCGGCTGCTGCACTTTGTCCGGCAGTTCCGAGGTTGCTTTCCTCTTGTGCCAACTGACTTGCCGCTGATGCGGCACCGTTCATTGCTGCCTGCGCCTCTTCTGATGCAGTCGCAACGCTTTCTGTGGCTGCCGCTGCTTGCTGACCGTTCTCCAAAGGCTGTACACGTCTCTGTGCCCCCTCAGAATCAATTCTGATGCTGACGCGATTATTCGATCCGAGGTTTCCAAGTGCTGTGCTGACTTCCTTTACAGTAGCCGCAACCTCTTTTAATTTCGCCGTATCAACTCCTGACAGAGACTTAATGGATGATGCAATGCTTCTCATACCACTTCCGGCATTTTTAAGATCATCTCCAACGCCGGAGAAACCACGCATTACATCAAGAATCTGTTTTAACTTTTCTGTATCTAATCCCTCAGTGATTTTCTTCATTGAGGTAAGAGCTTTTGTTACTTTATCAATACCACCGTCTGCCTTATCAGTGGTGGCTTCTATTTCCAATAAAATGCTATCTACTCTGTTATCAGGCATTTTGCCACCTCACTTCGTAAAACCCTGTCCGTGGGTGGTATTGTTTGTCCGTAAAATAAGAAAACATGGGGAACTGCGCCGGACTTGCGTTGTTTCGGTTCGTCAACCTATCCCCATGTAATCAGCTACTTTTCTCTTCGCTGTCTCAATCGCTTATTATGTTCTGCGGCAAAGGCAGCGAATCTGTCTGCATCCGTCATTTTTGCTCCCGGCGGTGCGTCCTCTGTGCTGTTCATGCTTCTTGGTTGGCTTGGGTATGCCGGAGCATTTCTGCCAAGGAAGATTGCCATGGCATCTACGACATACGAACCAACGGACCACGCCAACGTATCTAAGGCTGTGGCCTGTTCTTTCGCTTCCATTTCTCTCTTCTTTTGGAATGGCTCTAATTTCGTAGGGTTCAATGTCCAAAAGGTCTCATAGGAAACTCCATAAAGGAGAGCGTTTGGAAGCCAAACTTTATTGATAATCTCTGTAAATGTTTTGTATTTACTGAGATCTATTTCCTCTACTCTGTTGCCGCCTTGGTTTTCTTTCCTCCGCTCTTCGGAGGTTCCTCGGCTTCCTCGCCAAAACCCGCGGTTTTCATTGCCTCCGTAAAGGCTTCCATGACTTCATCCATGGAGCCACCGTACTTCAAATGTTCGCTCAGTATCTTTCCGGCTTTTGTAAGATCCTTTGTGCCGGTAAGGACTGCGATGATCGCTCTGATTGTCTTAAAAATCTTCATGTTCTCCCTGGTATCATCATCCAGAAGTCCCATTACATCTACATCGTGATCTTCCAGATCACACATAAGGTTTGTAAAATCGAGATCTGCTACTTTAATCTCTTTAGGTCCATTCGCTGTCTGTAAAATCATACTTATTAACCGTCCTTTCGTTAATCTGTCCTATTTGTACGGCAGAGGATTATTCCCCTGCCGCTGCTTCACTTTTTCACGCTGTTACATAATGAAGAGCCTCTTCGCCCTCATCAGTAATGGAGAATGACATTTCTCTCGCATTGTTGGAAGATCCGCTTGTCGGATATACTGCCATAACACCGGCCCACTCCCATTTGCCGTCAACACCCTCTTCTCCAAACCATAACTGGTATTTATCAACTTTTCCTGCTTCCTGCAGATCCAAGAGTTTCTTGTAATCAGCTTTCTCATACCATGCTTTGAAAGCAAGATCCCCTGTGTCCTCGATACCGTTAATGGTTCTTTTCTTCGTATCGGAAAGTGTTGTAACATCGAGTTTTTCCTTTTCTCCGCCGAGATCCGGGTACTCAGTAATGTCGATCAACTTCTCAAATGTTCCTGGAGCATCTGCTTTCTCGTGCATGAGATATGTCACATTTGTACATTTTGCCATCTTCGTTCTACCTCCTTGTGTTTTCCTTTGCCTAAGAGGTAAAGCCTTGAATTTATTAAAACCACCGGCAGACACCAGGCGAGTGCTTTTCGGGAGCGACCCTAGCCGATGGAGTTAATCATGTTTCCAGTTTTGAGAATCGGGTAAGGAATTGTGAAATGGAAGTATCGCTTACATTCTCCACAGGGGAGAAGTAGTCGCAATGAAATCCAATCCCTACCATATATTCCCTTGCGGAATTTGCTAACTTCCGCACTTCTGAGGCGGATTTGTTTGAATAGAATTTGACTTCCAATCCAAGATTGATACCGTCCTCTGTATTTGAAAGTGTGGATAACGCTCCGTCTCCGCCTATCTGTTTGAAATACATATAGGGGAATGACGGTGGTGTAGCTTTATACACCTGTCCTCCTTTCAAACTGCTGTATTGTTTCTGCAAGTCTTTCAGGAGGTTCGTAAAATACAAATTCACATTGTCCTTAACCATCCTTGAATACCTCGCTTGCTATTTTTTGTGCTTCTTTCCTCAGATATTGTGCCGTCTCATACATGAATGGTCTTGACGGCATACCCTCTGTAAATCGCCATGTGCCATCATCAGCCGGATAATACCAACCCTCTCTGCCGTCTTTCGTGGTAAAGATTGTTGCACCGGAATTGTACGCCCAGTTCATTATTGCCTTGTACTCTTCGCTTGGGTGGGAACTGTCCCTACCCTTTACTCCAGTACCGAACTCAATGTACTTGCAATACCCTCCGGCACTTATGATTCCAACTCCCTCTGCCTCATCCAGATAACCGATAATGGAAGATCTTGCTGTACCGGTATCAACCGGAACTAGCTCCTGTGCCTTTTCAACTCCAAGGTCTGTAAGTCTCTGTATAAGTTTCTCTGCGCATTTGTGTATACGCTCTTTCCGCTTTTCCAGTTTCTTAATGGCCTCATCTATGCTGTCCGGGTCAAAGGGATTGATCGTTATTTTGTCCTGCATGGATATTCCCCTTAATCTTCCGTATCGCCCATAGATTCTGTTGCAAATCATGTTTCGGGCAGACACATATATAATCTGGTTCCGTGTCCGTGGACCCGTCCTCATTGAGAACAGGAACCACATCTATGAAGAGTTTTGAGTATTCATCAATCGGCAATTTCTGTACGGTTGATATGGTCTTGTCATAGACAATATCTTTACCAAACGGAGAATCCTCTGCATTTCCTGAGTTCGGACTTACTCTCGCAAGCACACGAACCGGATTTGAATACTTCGGTATGCTCTCCCCAGTAAGGTTGCCATCCTCATCAACTTCGTCTACCGTTCCGTCATAGGTCTGGTAATAAAAGGGGACTTGGTTCAATCTGAGGTCTTTAAGTCTCAGTTTAGGCATTGCCATCCCTCCTTAACAGACCGACATAGGTTTTGGGTGGAATCTTCGCCAAGGCCAACTCAATATCTTTCTTACCTGTCTGTCCCCAATTCCTGGTAACTCCAAGTTCTGTGTGAGATACAAGTCCACCCCTCGCATCGTCAGAGTTTATGGCTTTTGCCAAATCATAGATTTCAAACTCATACCGGTTATAAAACCTCTCCAACTCTGCCTCTGTCGGAATATCATCATCCGCCCAAAAGTGTTGATTTGCAGCCTGTTTCTGAGCTTTCACAAGGAGGACGGCAATCTGTTCGTCAGTGAGAGTTTCATCATCTAAGATGACTTTCAACAATTTAGCGTCCATAATCCGTCCTCACTTTCTTACCCTTGCTGAGTTAAAAACTCTGCGATCAGCTTTGCTTTTACGGTTTCTTTCATGTCATACCCACGTTCCGTTGCGATAGCCTTAATCTGTGCCACTGTCAGAGCATTAAGTTCTTCCTCTGTATACTTCTTTGTGACATCAGTAACCGTCTCTTCTGTGCTCGCATCTGATGATGTGGAAACAGAAGAATCGGCTACGATACGGGAACCACCGTCAAGGGTATGACCTGTTATTCCCCCCGGTTTTGTGGTTGCTGTCAGTTCGCTCGGAAGATCTGTGGAAATATTTGTGAACTTAGCACTCATCCACTCAGGACCGTGATCCAAACCAATCTGTCCGAAAATCTGATATGTTTCTCCTGCACCAGTCTTTGCAAGCTGCTCCAGGAAGAAATTGCCCTTGCCAGGAACCATCTGATGAACCGGAGCCATGATGGACGGATCGAACAGAACGGCTGTACCGGTAGGCATAGTATCAAACAAAGCAACTGCCACTTCTCCAAGAGGGGTAACTACTGTCTGTAATTTGATACCGTTCACTTCTCTTCCAAGGGGAACGATTGTAAGGTTGTTCTGCTGCGCATCAAGGTTAAGCTGCAACATTGTAGTTGCATCAACTCCGAGAACAATGTTGTCTGTCTTTGCGCCCTGATCGTGGATGGACTTTAATCCCTCTGCTACAAGCCAGTATGTGAGAGGCTTTTTAGCAAGATCAAGTACGTTGGTTGTGATAGCTGTCAGAAGTCCTCTTGTTTTATTGGCCTCTGCATCAGTAGTTGCCTTTGCGTACTTTCCGTTGATGAATGTGTACTCAATATCCTGTGCGATCTTTGCCATTCTACGAGAAACCTGAAATGCAAGCTCGTCCATAGGGTTTGCCTGCTGACCGGCCACATTGATACCCTGCAGTGTACCCATGTTACTCTGCTTTCCGTAAGAAATAGCAACGGATTTCTGGAAGATCTGAGTTACATTGGTAAGCTGGCTTCTAGTTACCATTTCCGGCTGTGGTGCAGTAAGGGATGCTGTTTCAGAAATCTCCGGCTGTTCGCCTGTTTCTGTGTTGTACTCCTGACCGCAAGTAAACTCTACATGATTGGTTACAAGAGGTCTTGCGCCAATCATAGTAGAGAACGGTGTTGCTGTCTGTCCTTTAGCGAATAACATTCCGCTAAAATTAGGAACAGCGAATGATGTTGCTGTGCCCTGTGCCATAATTCATTACCTCCTTTAGATTTATGCCTGCTGATTGTTAGCGGCACTTTGACTTAATATTGCAAGAATCGCAGCCTGTGAATCGCCTGCGTCCATTGCCTGTTTAATCTGTGCTGAATAGTCAACCTGACCTACGTTTCCAGACTGTGGCGTAGGCATCTGAGCCAAATACTGAGCGCGGATTTCCGACTCTTTCTGTTTGTCTCTTTCCGCCATAAACTTAGTGATGTTTCCGGTAACAACATCCATGCTTCCCTCATACTCTGCTGTTGCCGTAGCCTTTGCCATTTCGGCCGGCATACCCATTCCTAAGTAACGCTCCGATGATTCCGCTACCGCTTTGAATTTTTCCAGTTCCTTGACATAAGCATCTCTCTGAGCCTGCTGTTCCGCTTTTGCCTCTGCCTCCTGCTCTTCGGCTGTCTGCTTAGCTCTAAGCTGTTTGCGAAGATTTCCCTCGGATGTACAAAGTTTGTCGTTATCAGATTTCAGTTTCGCATTTGCCGCTTTCTCCTGTGCAAGCTGCGCCATAAGGCTCTCAACAGTTACTTCTCCGCCGGAGTTGTTTTCCTCATGCTTATCTGTCTGAGGCTGCTGCTGTGTACCGGATGCCTGAGTAGGCTGATTCTGCGGTGATGTCTGAGACTGCTGCTGTGTCTGGTTCTGAGTTGTTGTGCTGTTTACATCTGCCATAATTGACCTCCTGCGTTTGAACGGTTCTCTCCGTGTGAATTTCTGCGTTTTTTTACTTGCGTCTCTGCAAGACAATAGTTGTATGCGTTTGATGAGGGTTTTCTCTAACCCGTTATCTGAAAGGAATTACTCCCTCTGTAACCGAAAAAATGAGCCGGACACGATTTTCCATCACATCCGGCTCATAGGCTCTAACTGTATTCAGTTAGTTTTTCTTTGCTGCCTTTTTGGCAGTTGTTTTCTTGGTAGCAGTTTTCTTTGCTGTGGACTTCTTTGCTGCCGCTTTCTTATTGGCAGTTTTCTTGGCAGTATCTTTCTTTGAAACGGATTTCTTTGAAGCTGCTTTCTTCTTATCGTCCATCTTTTTCTTGTCTGCTGCTGTCTTTTTTGCAGTTGCCATTGGTTTTCTACCTCCTGATTTATAATTCTACGCACCGGCAGTTGATGATCTCATCTATCGGTGCGCCCATACTATCATCGAGCGGGAACATCATTTTGTACCCATTGATGATAAAAGGCTCGTTAATAGGAACTGTTTGGCCGTCCGCCTCCCAGTGGCTAACACGGACACGTTCATCCCTCATGCTTACCCATGTGTGGGTATTCTGTTTCTTATCCACAAGGTTCTGATGATTTATCCAGTTATATATCCAGTTTGTCTCATTTAGGGCAATCTCCGTAGCTCTGACATCAGAGAACATTCTTTTCACACTTTTGGGAACATCCTCTTCATTCATCATGCCACCGGTCATACGAGATATTTTATATTTATCGTTGCCGTTGGCATTTGCAACTGCCCTCTCTGTGGCTTCCTGAATATACTTTGCAAATCTGTATGCCTTTTCCCTTACTTCTGTGTCGTACTGATATTCAGGCATCATGGCAAAATAGAGATCCATGAGTTCATTTTCATAATCAGCACTCGTCTTTTCGTAAAGGAAAATGCCGGAAATAAGATTGAGGAACTGTGCTTCAAAGAAGTCTACAAGTGCATTTATAAACTCCTTGGCGGTTTTCTTCCGGCGGAGCTTATCGTCTTTGAGAATGTTCATTTCGTCAAAGTATTCAACCGGATTATACATAGTTCACACCGCCTATTCTTCTACCATTGCAGTCTTACTTGGCTGCTTAGATTCCTCTGTCTTATCTTTTTCCGTGTTGTTCTCCCCACCGTTCCCCTCTTCATCCTTGTATGCGTTAGGGTTCGGTTGCTGTGTCTTTTCCTCCTTGGAGGCAAGTTTCTTCTGTATGCCATCAATAATAGGCTTACTATCAACCCATGCCTGTTGTGGATCTGTGAACAGTCCAACAGTGTTGAATGATGTAAGACCGTCTACTCCGGCATTAAGCAACGCCACAAGGGAATTGGTCTTAGACACCAAATCATAGGTTTTTGTACGGCAAAAACGGATTTCAACATCTGCCGTCTCTATATCTTTCAGACCGTCATACGGTCTCTGATCTGTCTTAATGATTTCGATTGCCAAATCAATGAGCTGCATTTCCGGCTCAGTGAATAACTGCTCAACCGTCTTAGCGGAAATCTCCAAACACTGCCATCCATTGGATAACTGCATTGCACCGGTGGTTGAACCTCCACTTGCCTCCTGCCATGATGGTGTAGATGTAATCTGCTCCAACTGAGAATTGAGATGATCCACAAGTTTCTGAACCTCACTCTCATTCAATGTCTGATTGAGGTAAGTGATCTTTGCCTCCTTGCCGTCCCCGGTACTCTTTGTCATAATGACTCCATCGCCGTCTACGAGGTTTTTCTTGCCCTCTTCGTTTACCTGGCAGTTGTGCATCCAGAGTAAACTCTGAACGTGTTGCAGAATATCATTGATACGGTCAGAATCCACAAGATTCATTGCATCCATCAGTGGAATAACCTTTTCAAAAATACCCATGCGGTCATTCAGATAAAATTCAACGACCGGTATTCTTCGGAGTGGGTTTGGCGCGATATTCTCTTTCAGATGATAGTCTGTCGTGTTCAACTCATGCTCAATGGTATAGCAGAAATTCTTTGAGTATGCCGTAAGAGTAATTGTTCCATCATCATGTACGGAATAGGTGCATCCTAGCACCGGTTCTCTATATGCGTCATTTGAGTACACCACAAAGGTTGTAAGCGGACTTGGTACCAATAGTTCAAATGGAGAATATCTGCTTTTATTTCTGTTCGGCAGCATCATCTGGTAGCCGACACCGCAGATAAATAGGTTTCTTCCAAGGGCAATATCTTTTGCCGCTTTGCTCTGCTCCTGCATCATTTTATTGAGCATGGCAATCTTCAAATCGTCAATATTCTCTCCATCGTCCTCATCCTTTTTTCTCAAAAATCCGAATAAGGCTTTCTTCTGTTTTTTTGTCGGTTCTATCTTTGCTCTCTGTACGAAAGTGATCGGGTTGGAAAAACAATATCCCAGATGCACGTCCACAATCTTTGAAGCATTGTTTTCTACGACTGTGGCATTGAGATCCGGTCTGATTTTCTTTTCACGGTTAAGAATTGGCTGGTTGCCTTTCTCGTACTCAAAAAGAAAAACTTCCTGTGCCACATTCTCCTGGTGTTCCATAAACGCCTTAGATACAACCGATATGATATTGTCTTTCGTAATTTCCCTCTCATCAGTCATTAACATTCGCCTACCGAGAGTTGGGCGGTTGCTTGCGTACATGAAGTTTCCCCTTTCCGAATAAAACAAAAGAACCGATCAAGTCTACTTATGACTTAACCGGCTCAAAGGCTCTTTGCTTAATTCTATTTTTATTACCTCTTTGCATCCACGGCAGTTTATGAAAATCGTGCCGGATGCTCCGGGTGCTTTCTTGAAAAGAAGTTTTTCACGGTTTGCCCGCGCTTTACATACAGGGCAGTATACGTTTTCCGTTTCCAATATAGCTGCTCCTTTCTGTATGTGGATAGTTGCGTGGATGGGATTTGAACCCGTAATGCTATCTTTTTCACAAACGTTGAAAATAGCGCAAATGCTGATTATTGCGTGATTTGCTGTGTTTTTATTATTTCGTACTTGGTAACAAAATGTCCTAAAAAGAAGCCATTTTTCCTTACTATGCAACACGAAATGCAACACGAAATCTTACTTTTGTAACTTTGTATTTTCATAGAAAAAGCGGAGAGCATTTCACCCTCCGCTTCTTATCATTTCAGCATATCTCTTATTCTCTGTAATCGCGCCTGGTAATCACTGTCCTGATTGCCGGTATAAGTACCGTTTATCATTGCAGCTATCTTACGCTGGTTCTCATTACTTGCCCCAGATCCATAAACACTGTCGTAGGTCCCGTCAAGCATAGCCTGTATCTTTGCCTGTGATTCTTCATGGCTGCTTGCCACCGGATCCGTATACGTTCCGTCCAACATACTCTGAATCTTTTTATAGTTGGATTCTTTATATCCACTATAATCTCCGATGCCTGTCTTCTGTGCATAGTACCAGTACACTCCGGGATAGCCGTTATAATCATATGCGGTCTGTGCTTCTTTTGACAGATTTCCGATCAATAACGATAAATAATATCCCTTATCCTCATCAGATCCCGGAATATCCGCTACGGCCGCAACCTTGTCCTCTGCCTTGTTGCTATCCATACTCTGTTTAATTCCGAGAAATGTTGCAACGCCGGCGGCCCCCTTGTCCTGATAGATCTCATACATCTTCTTATATGTTTGGGATGATTCAATATCATATCCAAGGAGTTCCGTCTTTGCCAGTGCATCTGCAAAATTATACAGATCTGCTATTGCACCGGCTTTCTGATCGTCACTCATATTATTATAGGAAGCGGAGTTAATCAGTGCCGATGCCATACCGTATGCATTCTGCCCCATGATACGCTGATACTCAGAATATTGCTCACTGTTCAACTTTACTGTTTCCCCATTGATTTTATAGCTCCATGCCGCCTTCTTGGGAAATACAGCGGCGTCACCGGTGGAAGCATACAGATCGTTGATTTCATCATCAATCGGTGTTTCCCTGATATTACCAATCTGTCCGGGATTCAACAGGTTAGCTAATGCTGCCTCCCCCGTGGAATCCTGCCGTTTGATGGGATTTCCCCAGGTATCATAGGCAACCGGCAGTGTCTGCGACATACCAGGAATCTTTGACTTTGCCTGATTGATGATGTTATTCAGCTTGCTAGTATTATCATAGGTAACTCTTTGTGTAGTATCATCAATACGTGCAGCAGCTCCTAACTGTGCCGGAATCCATCCGAGAGGTGCTTCCAAAAACGTGTCTGCAATATTCTCTGCCGGCGTACCATTTCCACCGAATATATCAGTCAACGTCTGTAAAGGAGACAGATCTGACCAAGCATTTGTAGCTGCCACAGCTCCCTGATAAATCGTATCCAATGCGCTATCAGAATCTTTCTGACACTGGTATATCGTTGCACCAAGAATCAGTGGAATAGATGCAGGTTGCAACCAGTCAAAAGTATAATAGTTATCTCCTACCTTGACAGAATATGCCAGTTTGCCATGAGATTTTTCCCACTGCGCCTCATCCTTATCATCTGACAGTGCACCCTGGATGACACCTGACTGTGCCAGTGCATATCCCACCGCAATAGCTGCAGTTCCAGTTGCTCCCTGTCCTAAAAGAGTAAGGGCATTTGATACCTCCACATTACTCTTAGCATTTTTTAATTTTACCAATGCATTCGCAACACCAACAGGACTATAATCAATACCCCTCATGGCAATGTTAGCAGGTGTTTTTGTAAAAGGCATCACAATGTCACCTGGAACACCAAGCGTCCGTCTAACATCACTCAGAATGGTTGCTAACTTCGTATCATCTTTAAATGTTGCTTTGTACGCTTCCTGTGTTGCAAGGGTATAGGCATCTGCCGGAATACTTTCGAGATCTGTGATCCCCTGTGCTTCCAAATAGGAAGCCATACGAGATTCAAAGTTCTTTTTTACAAACACATCATCTCCTTTTTCCAGAAGATAATATGTAAAGTTCCTAGCTGTCTCCATGAGTGAAGGAGATACATCCTTTCCCATAGCCTGATTTGCCCTCGTCAATGCACCATTTGTAAGATTGTCGAACATCTCCGAGAACTTACTGCCCTTGAATATCTGCTTATCCCTGATAGCTCCCTGCGCATCATTATACTTGTTGTCTCCCAACAGTTCTTCTCTCACAGTTTCAAATGCTTCAGATGCAAGCTTCCTGGATTCCTTAGAAGCAACCGGATTAGCAGATTGAGTACTCTGATACTCCGGGTGAATAAGTTTATATGCGCCCTCTCCCAGTGCTGTAACTCTGTCAGCAGTCCATCTTACAGGCATCATAAATGCGTTAGAGACGACGTTTCTTACATTTGTCCGCGCATTCAGCAACATAGATACTCTACGCAGTTCCATGAGTTTCTCAGTCATCGTGACAGGATATTCCTTACGCAGACGATCATACACATTCTCATATGCCGCCTTAATAGCATCCGTATCCCCAGGATCAATATCCGCAAACTGTTTCACCTCGCTGTCGGTCATCTCGAAATTCTGCCACTTATCCTTGAATTTCTTCTGCCCGGCTTCATTCATGCTGTCAATCTCACGGACTAGATAACGCATGGCCGCCTGCGGATCATTATTCAGCATCGTGATTGCTGCTGCTTGGGAGAACTGTCCGGATTCTGTCAGAGCCTTACTCATGTCTCTTACAATCTGCACAGCTTCATCCACTCTTCCTGCATTGGTCAGTTCTTTTGCGATATTATATCCCAGAGGAACCGCCGCAGGATCCTTTTTGGTTCCATCGATCATCTGTCGGAACTGAACAATGGCAGAATCAATGTTACCGCTGGCAAGAATCGCATCAGCTTTTGCTTTGGTATCCGCATTGCTCAACTGTGTATACATATCCGGATTGGCAATAAATTCATTTTTCAACGCCTGCGGTGCATCCGTCTTATTGACAAGTGTGTCATTGTAACTCCGCATACGCTGATTTCCGGTCTGATCTGTGTTCTGCTGCATCTGCATGTTGTTCTGTTCAACGCTCTGTTGTACATTCTGTACAGGAGCCGTATTGCTCTGCTGATTCACATATGCCGTGCTCTTCTTTGCCGCATCCCGCAAATACTTTCCATACGACATCAGAGTATCGACAAACTCTCCCTCTGTGAAAGAGGTTGTCACACGGTTATTCTGAGACTTTGCAGTGCCCTTCCCGCTTCCCTTCCGGGTATAGGACTGTCCCTTCATACTGTCGTCGATATCTGCGGCCAGTGTCACAGCCTTGTCGATGGCACTCTGATTTCCTGTCTGCAGGTACTCGTTGATTGCCGATTTCATATCAGCATACATGGAAGCAGTGTTCTCATTTCCCTTGTACATCCCCACCAAACGATCCAATGCTTTGTCCAGATCGTTGAATCCTTCAATTTTCTTTGAATTATACTGTGTTCCGTTGACATTTTCAGCAGAATTGGGTATATTAACATCAGTAGCCTTCCCTGTAGATCGCTTAGGGCGTTGGGGTGTGGCAACATTAGTTGCAGCAGCCTCTACAGGGTGGCTATCTTTAATATACATCGTATCCAAAGATAGTCTATGCTTTCCTGCGCCAATAGCTTCGGCAACAATTATTTTCCCATTGATTCTTTTTTCAAACATCATTACCCTGCGCCCTCTTGTATCAGGGTTTGAAGAGAAACTGATCTCGTCTGGATTGTCAAATACTTGTGGAAGCTTCGCAATCAATTCTGCGTCCAAAGGGATTTGATTTCTTCCCGTTTCTGTTTTAACATCGCTGTGATCTTTGTATACATGCCGTATATTATCACTTGACATTTGAATGTTATAGTTTTCTACATCAATGCCTGTCTTATTAAATATATCTGCTGCTAGTTCCTCAGATACCTGTCCAAGGTAATAGTTTTTATTCCCACTTTTACCATCTCCAGATAATGACTCTTTTACGAAATCAGAAAATGACTTGTCCCGGCTGGTCACTCCCTTAGTAGAAGTAAGATTATCTGCCATCAAATCAGAAAACGGATCAACTCCATTTCCTTTTTCATAATGGGTAGGCTGAAATCCATCGTCTGCAACGGAATTGATATTATCTTTTGCCGTATCATTAAAATCAATATCACTACCGACATCTATATTTTGTTTGCTATTGCTATTTCTATTACCGATAGCCCTACCAGCAAGCGCAGTACCGCCACCCATGATACCACCGGAAACAGCACCGGCAAGACCGGAGTATCCTACCTGCTTAAAGACATCAATTACAGCCTGTTTCTCTGCCTCACTTTCTGACATACCCTGCTTCTGATACTGGTCCACGGATTGTGCATAATTGGACAAACCACCGTTAATCAGAATATCAGCTACCTGGTTAATTCCTTCGGTTGTCATCTCACTGGCACCCTCATTAACCATCTGACTTAGCACAGATTTAATAATTCCTTTTCCTGCCTCTTTCGATACATTTCCTGTAAATATACCCTTTAATGCCTGCAAAGGTAGGGCTTCAAAGGCTCCCTCCGCCAGTCCTGCAATCGCACTGGTACCCATGATCTGATTCGGAGACAATCCCCTGTTTGCAGTATCAATAATACTATTATTGTAGGAATTTAAACCTTGCAATACACCAGCGGCACCGGCATTACCACCTGCGAGTGCCATAGCTGTTGCACTATCACCGATGGAAGTTCCGACATTGTATAACAGCTGCCCTGCTTTCCCGAAATCATTACTTACCGCACCTCTCATAGCATTCGACATATTGCTATAACTGTTGGCATAGCCGTTCGGATCAATAGGTTTTCCAGTTAGATAGTCTGCAGTATTTGCAACAGCACCTGAAATCCCACCGGCAGCATTAAGCGGAAACGTGACAGCAGTCCCAATGATTTTATGCCGATTGGCAAAATCAGCAGACTGTTCCTGCTCTTTTGCCCGGTTCTGCCTCTGCGCATAGTCCAACACATCAGCCATAGATAATCCGGTACCTTTAACTTTCTGTGCAATCTCCTTTTTTTGTTTCCATGATTTTAAGCCATTGAGAACATCCAATCCCTGAAAGACAGAATTTCCCATTGTGCCGGAAGATAACGTAGACAAGTCATCAGATGTCACTCCTGCGCGGGATAATGTGCTTCCAATCTGATTGCTTTTCTCCTGTTGATATTTCGGCCATCTCGACTGTTTTACCTCATACTCATACTGCTTGCGCGGACTGAATGTTCTCTCTACAATATTATAATTAGGGATGGATTCATAGCGAGACGTCGCAGAGGATTGTTTGATCCCCTGCGATGCCAGTGAATAATCAGGTTTCTGTGGCAAGCGTGACTGTGCCGTGCTTCTGTTGTTATTCTGCTTAGACTGATTTTCCATATAAGCATCTACCAGTCTGGAATCCCATTCTTTATTATTTTTACCGTCAATATTTACTCTTGCCATATCCTATTCACTCTCCTAATATTCGATACCTGCCTCTGCAAACATCTGCTCAATCTGTGGAATTGTATATCCCTCCTGCGCCAGTGAAGATGCAATATCCGCTGCAACATAACCATTGTCACGCATATTCTTTACCCTCTTTACCAACGTGTTACTGCTATTTCCGGATCCACTTGTCTTGCTGGATCCTGATACCGATAATGTGGTCGGAGCCATTGCATTTTCAAGCATAGCCTTAAATGCCGTATTCTGAAGATCAGCATTTGCACTTGACTGATTATTGATCAGATTACTCATAGCATTCGTATATGTACTGTCCATGTTGGCCAAAGCATTATACAGATCCTGATAGGATGATACTGTATTATTTGCAAGGTCATTCTCCAACTGCATCCGGTATGCCATGTTAGAATCATTTGCAGAGTTCACAGCATCATTGTATTTCTGTTGTGCACTTGCAAGATTGCTATTGTATGTCTGCTCCAACTCTCTCAGATTATCAGCAGCAGTATTCTGAATGTTATTCCGGGATGTGCCATAGTTATTGAGCATGGATGCGATTGCACTCTCACTTGCACCACCAGTAAGTCCCTGTGCATTCAATTGCTGTCTCAAATTCTTCTCATTCATCATCCGATTAATATATGCTTCTCTCAGGGCATTCTCCTCGTTCTGCTGTAAACTGGTTCTGGAATTACCATAAGATGACGCTAACTGATTTTTTGTAGACGCATAATTACTGTCAAGCCCTGATAATCGTTTTGCATATGCAGATTCCAATGCTGACATATTGTTGTTGTAAGCATTCTGTGCCGCTTGTCTCTGTGCTTCCTGTTGTTCTCTCAGCCTTGCTTCATAGGCTTCCTGCTGTGCTCTCAACTGATCAGATAATTGCTGTTGTGCCGCCTGCTGCTGTGATAACTGCTGTCCATAAATAGACTGATACAATCCATTAACATCAGCATTCCCACTAGTGGAATATGAATAACTTCCAGACGAACCGCTCGAAGTTCCACCAGAAGTGCTACCAGAAGATTCGCTGCTACCAGTCGCCCTCGGCCAATTGGTAGGTCCGCTAGGTCGATTACTATTAGCAGGTATATCTGACGGTCCACGATAAGGGCTACCAGAAGAGCTTGTATTACCTCCCAGTGTATTATCTCTTCTCACACCACCTCCACCATGAGTTACAGAAGATGAAGAAGTATGTTTTTTCGGAGCTCTTTCAAGAGATGCTCCCTTAATATTACGAATAGTATCAACTGTTACTTTTGCCATTTGTGTTCCTCCATAAAACAAATGGAGGTATGCAAAAGCACACCTCCGTGATCATATTTATGCTGCTACCAGGTATTTCCGAGTGGTCTTTCCTGCCAGTCCGTCTGCAGTAATCTTGCAAGACTGCTGATATTTAATGATAGCTGCTACGGTCTTCCGACCACAGATACCGTCGATATCATCTTCTGTCAGCAATCCGGCTTCCATGAGTTCCCACTGAATCCACTTGACACCCTCACCCGCGGAAATAAATACCTTGATATTCTTCTTCCTTGCCTGTGCCTTACTGGTTACCGTCATGGTAGGCTCTGTGTAAGGGTTGGTTCCCTTCCAGGTTCCCGGTACCTTTACATCGTAGGTGTAATCCATATTCTTAAAAGTCAAGCCATATACCCATTTTGTCGCGGATACCTTGCTCATGACTGTACCATAGTTAATGCCCTTTGCTTCAATACACATAGGGACGCCATTAACCTTGCCGATATAAACACCTACGTGTCCGGATTTCCACAGGACGGTTCCTACTGCAAAATCATTAATCTTTGCAATCGGCATCCTGGTGTATGCGGTCTGATAGAGTTGGTAGGAGCCGATGTTAAGCTGTCGGTAACCGGCAATCAGTCCAGAGCAGTCCACATTAACCTTGCCGACCTGCCCCTTTCGCCGTGCCTTTGCCATGTAGAAGGTGGTCACGACCTTGGGATACATTCTGTGCATAGTGCTCATTTTGTTTTCGGTCAGAGCACCCTCGGGAATCTTGGCCCCATAAAAATACGGGGTTCCCAGGTGCACTCTTGCATATTCTGACAATCCATTTCCTGTCAACATTTTTACCCCTCCTTATTTACATCAGACTTGTTCTGTAAGATTTCGATTGCCTTTGTGATAGCAACCGGAAGAGGGACGCCCATTATTCCCAAATTTTCTACAATGCTAATCAGTTCGTTTGCGCAGAAAGCAATAATCACTGCTGTCCGGATGTAGTCTGTTCCAAGCAATATATCCAGTCTGTGTGCCACCAGAACAATCAGTAGTGTTACACCCTTTTTAACGAGTCCTTTCCATGCACTGTAAGAACTTAGTGCGCCAGATTCGGATTTATTGCTCTTCTGCCAAAAGGCTGCAATCAATACCCCTAACAGGAAATCCGTCCCCATAAAAATCAGTAACGTGATAATATCTTCTCCCCATCCACCAAAAAGGTTGGCGATAAAACTGCCGATAGCACCGAAAACGGTCAAAATTTTCATTTTGGTTACACTTACATTCATAATATTTACCTCACTTTCTCAATATAAAAGCCGGTCACTCCCGCAAAGGAAGTAATCGGCTCATGACTCTTGGTTACTATGTAGTTGTTGGTAGGACCGTCTCTCACTCTCATAGGCAGCCTCCTACTCTGCAGTTGCGGTCAGATCTGCAAGCTGGGTCTCCAGGGTGTTGATCTGATCCCGGAGAGCCTGTCTCTCTGCATGGACAGTCTCCATGTCATACTCAGTCTGCTCACCTAGAAGAGTATACTCGTATGTTTTGATGACTTTATAGTCGCTGGCAGCGATCCGGGCCTTAAGGTCATCAATCTGCGCTGTCAACTGACTGATCTGCTGCTGCCGTTCCTGCTCTGCAAGCTCCTCTTCTGTGGGCTCCGGTTGCACCGGTGCAACTGGCTCAATATATACAGAGCCGTCATTGGATAACTCATACCAGCCGTCACCCTCGCGGAACAAAGTTGTGTATGCCTCATACTCGCCATTATCCAGCGGATATTTGCAGTCTGCGTCCAGATAGAGGCGGAAGCCGTCAGTATTTACTGTGATGTTGTCTCCGGTGATCCGGATCACATGAGGACTCTCTTCTGATACAACGACCAGTTGTGTGGTCTTTTTATTTTTAAATTTTATGTAACCCATGTGGGCTCCTTTCTGGCGCTCTTGTGGCTGCGCCCGCCTTCTGATTTTCTACTGCTAATCTCCACCCATTATTCAATCACTCCTTCTGTAAATGGCAAGTTAACAAATGTATATACTGTTTTATACAGTAATTATTTTGCAGCAAATGTGACAAATACGGTAGAACTTAAAGATAATTTTCAGAATTACAAACTTCTTTTATTTGTATGTAACAACGGAACAGCTCAGATGTATGCCCCTACTGTATATCCAGCATTGTATATCAAAGATTTATATGACTCCGTTAAAAATGGTCAGTATCTCGGAACATATCCATCAATTGCCACTTTTATCGGTAGTACTATAAGTGGATCTTTTATCCCCGTTGCTGACAATAAATTCAAACTTACTACTGGTATGAACGGTACATTTATGATTTTAGGATTAAAATAATATGTTATTCTCATATGTGTCGTCATTATCAGTTGTCTGAATAAGGTTTTAGGCAAATTGCAGTAAGAGTTCCTCTATAGGTGAGATCGGATGTTACATTAGCAAAGTCATAAGTGGATAAATTCACAGTGGTAGTTGTACCTATCCCTCTTAAAATTATGTTTGTACTTCCACCACCGCCAATCATTGATTCTCTAACAGTTTGATCGAAAAGGGTATTATTGTATATAAAATCAGATGGTATATTGCCATCAATAAATCCAATTATTAACCACAAACCAGGTGTTAAAGTAACACTACATATTATTACTTGTTTATTTAATTTTTGATTTTTATATTCACCTGTTTTCTGTTCTACTTTCATTACTAACTTGCCATTTACATCAGCAAATCCATCTGCTACCGCCTTGGCATCCGGCACGTAGCCGGTCACCTTGGTAGCCAGCAGATCCTCCTTTGTGGTGATCATCTGTGCAAATGCCGGGGCAGTGAGATCAGCAAAAAATTTCTTTATTTTTCCAAATACAGTAGAAACTTTTTCACCAGTGGAAATATTTGATCTTGTTTCTGCCACCTCAAACGCAACTGTAGTGTCTGGCAAAGATGCTTTCTGAAGATATTCCTCTGGAGCGACACCACCTAATTTTTCCGCATTATCCACTATGCCTGTATTATTTTTGTCGTAAACAGCCTTTTGCATGTCGCCTGCGCCTAATTCTATTGCATAATTGACTATTGCTCCTGATGTTGGTATTTTAGTGTCGTCAGCAGTCACAGTTTTATCAATAGATGATATTCCATTAAACATGCTGACTAATGTAGTTATGGAATCATAAAGTTCAGCTGTAACTTTATCTAACGTCTCTTTGTTTTCATGACCATGCCTTTTATCACTGTTTTCTTTTACAATCTGATAAATTGCATTCACAACATTCTGTATTACGTCTTTTTCTTTCGTTTCAGGATTCTCAACTTTGGAGGATAATCCCACCTCATCTCCGTTAAGTCCATCAACGATCTCATTTAATTTAGGTATAATGATATCCCTTGATAACTCATCAAATTTTGCCTGCATTTCTGCAGTCGAGAGACCGGGGACATCCGGAAGCCCAGTCACTCCTTTATTTGCCAAAGATGTATCCGTGATTTTTTCAAAAGCCATAGCTTACCTCCTACTTATGATTACCGTTTTCCACGTACTCCAACGCAATATCAAAAAGGCCAAAAGGTTCATTCAATTCAGAATTTACGAATCTGAATCTTGCCTTATCTACCTTCTTCACACGAAGTTTAGTTGGAATAATTTTTTGTGTCTGATCAGAACTGAAAGTGAATTTTGAAAACACGACACTGCCAAAAGATAAATATCTTGCAGTATAATTGTCCTTTTTTATAAACGACCACAATCCCCTTTTTTGCACATACATTTCCAAAGTGGTAGCTACGGCAGACTTCAACCGCACAGCCAAATAACGGAATGTCTTATTTTTATAAAACAATTTTCCGTCCAGATCCGGTGTTTCCCAGATTGCTTCTATCTTCTCCCCGTCATCGTTGTATGATACAAGTGCATCGGAATCGCTATAAAACTCACACACCCTTCCATCAGTTGATCCGAAATATAAGTTTCCGTCTTTTTCCCACATACAATTTGCCGGAAGATTGGTTCTATAAAATCCTGCGTATTGCCGTGTAGAATAAGGCATAGACTTATCTGTCTGCATAGGCTGCAGTCCATCGAGAATGTAGGCAACCCCGTTTACACACAGCCAATACATATCCTTGTAGACAAAAGCAAATGATTTTTCAAGATCAGATTCTTTCAACAATTTCCCATTAAGATAAAAGCTTCTGTTCTGACCGTATTTTTCTCCCGTAATATCCTGTGCTGTAATAGCGTATACGCCTGATCTCGTGAGAAAAAGAGGTTCACTGGATAAATATGCAAATGTATCCTTTGCAATGGCTCCTGCGCCTTGTAGAGTGTTTACCGAACGGAATACCGGCTTATTATCTGCCAGTACGCCTTCTCTCAGGACAATGAACTGATCCGTCTCCATTTCATCCTTATGAGTTGCCAGGTAATTATTGATTACGCTGTATCCCATAATGGCAGACTTACTTGTCCCAAGACTGCTATAATACGTATCCGCAAAATACGTAGGATCATTTTGATCGCTGAACCAGTCCTGATTGATATAATCAGGATTTCCGCTTAAGAACAGTCTGTCCATTGCCCCTTTCAGTCCATACTGTGTTCCTATGCAGCACTTATTTATTCTGTCAGCATATCCGCTTACAGTTCGGTATGCTGTTATCTTCACATTGTCTTCACCGGTTACAGGACTTTTGCCAGGCGCAGCCGTAAAATTGATAATGCCGTTTTCTCTGTCTACCGTAAAATCCGTATTTTCTGTTTTCTCAGCCCAAGAGCCGGAGCTGTCCAGAATATAGGCTTTCACTGTGGTATCATCAAGTCCACCAAAAGTCATATGATACGCAGTATCACTTTCTGTCCCCGCAAATAATTCTGTAAAACCAGGCTGTATAAGGTTTAAATCTTCATAGCTTGTACCTCCGCCATTAGGTGCCTTAGCAATCGTAACTGTGGGTATCTTTGCATATTCCGATGCCGGTTTTACTTCCGCCCCATCCCATACGAGAAGCTTTTTCCCATCAACGATATAAAGTTTGTTGTCAAATTGCCAGCTTCTACTCCGCGCATTATTTGCATCAGAATACTTTACAACGCCGTTATAATACATTTTCGTTCCTGCATGGACCAATCCATATTGTTCGCCGCGGATATAATGATACCCATTGATTTGATCATCATATTCCGCTATTTTTTTATATCCCATGCATTTACGTACTTTCCCGGGGACATCCCGGATCATGTTCTTACAGTTCGGGCTCTGATTCTCACTCACTGCAGCCGGGCTGTTTGTGAAATCTGCTCCTAAAAATGTACTGATCGTAAGAACACTCCTGCTTGGGCTTGATGGAATGGAAAATTTTGTAGCCATTAAATCCACCCGCTTTCACTTGTAAATTCTTCATAGCCTTGTTGCATACTGCTGTCAATAAGGCTTTCAAGTGCTACTTCAAACTCATTACGATATGTTGTAGCAATACCGTTATCATCATCTTTATACAGCTGACTGGCCATATAAAGAGGCAGAAGTACCACTACTTCATCATCTACCGGGAGAACATAATCATCTGCTGTCTCTGCTGTGATAGTAGGGGGATATGCACGATAATATACCGTATAGCTCCCAGGATCATCCTTGCCGAGAACAAGTATGTTATCGCTCTCCCGGTAATACTTACTGGTCTGAATATACCCGCAACCTAAGCTTCCCTCGTAATAGATCTGATTGTCTCCGAGCTGATAGAAGTCAGGACATATCTCTTTGAGATTATATCTCACCATCTCAGCGTATTCAGGTACTTCTGATTCTTTATCAAATTCCTCATAATACAATGCAACATTCTTTACCGCACTAGGATATTTGCTGATAAAAATAAGAGCCACATCTCCATCCAAAGGATTCTCGAGAAGCCCTCTATATTCAGTATATGTGTTCTTACTTTCAAGTTGGATGGTATCACATTCTGTTCCTCCAACCGTTACCATTAAAGTTCCTTTTCCGGTAAATTCAAAGAAATATGCATGTGCTCCCTCCCCCGAAAATTCATATGTGCCAAGGCTATGAATCTTACTTGCCGTCTCGTCAGAAATCAGATTTTTCAAAGGATTATGTGCAATAACAACACTCTTTACAATAGATTTACCGGCAGTAGATAACCTTTCCAGTGCCTCATTAGCCACCATCGGCATTCCGGCAAGGTAATCCGTTGTGGATTCATCTGTTGGTATGTTGCTACCATCCGCAGCAAACATTTTCTGTAATGTGGCTAATTTGACATCTTTCCAGGTCATACTCATTGTTTCTTTCTACCTCCAGTATTTCTTGTACGTGTGGTCGTTCTTGTTTTCTTCACAGGCTTGTCTTCTGTGTTTTCCGAAATAGGAATGGTGATCTCTTTTTCAGGTTCTGGAATAGGAATGGTGATCTCTTTTTCAGGTTCTGGAACCTTATCAACTCTCTTTGAAATATAGTCACCGGAAGGAAGTACGGCCTGCACCTCATAGTACAGACCGCCATCCTCAAACACGGTGCCTATTGTAAAATTAGGCTTTACCATATTCTACCTCCATTAGCTAAAACTTAAGGTGGTACCTGCGGATGCACCGCCAAGGATCACATGTCTCCAATCATTGAAACCGGCAGACATACGAGAGTATCCGTTCCACTCGAGGTTACGAGTATGCAACTCCACCTGATTCTTAACATCAAGAGGAACACGATCGTAGAACATAGATCCTCTAAGTTCCTTGTTTGCCTGAGAGGACATCAGGATATAAGGTGCACCGGAGGTTACCTGCCACATGGGGTCTACTACCAGATTCCATAATCCCTTCTGGGTGTTGATATCATTGTTGGAAGATCCAACAATCAGTTCGGAACGGATGATGCGCTTGATCAAATCCTCCAGTTCGGGAACATTAGAAGGGATGATAATGGTATCAAATGTATACCCCTGGATGTGTCCGCTCTGATTGCGGAAGTTTCTACCGATATTGGCTAACTTGTTCAGAACCTTAGTGTCAGTTCCAAACGCATTAGTAAATACGTTACTCTGCGCAGCCACACCAGCTTTAACTCCTGCATGATCTGTTGCAAACAACGCTTTGCCATCACCAGTGGTCTTATCAATTTTCTTTGTTCCGAAAGTGAAACTTGCAGATTCGGTCGTCAACGCATCGGATGCAAACTGTGCGCGAGTACGCTTATAGGATCTTACCAGGTTAGCAGCCATAGTTTTCATAATATCAATGTCGTCATCATCCTTCGATTCTCTGGTACATACGAAGGACTTAGAGAATGTTTTATGTACGATCAGCTTGGACTGTCCAGCCTGAATATCATCCAGAGGTGCTTTATCACCTTCGTCTACGATGTCAAAATTTCCAAGAGAAGTGATAGATCCTAACTTTTCCGCATACTTCTTGGAATCTTTCTCATTGAATACAGATGTGACAAACGCATCAAAGTCACTCTTTTCACTATCAGTATCCTGCATAACCGCCTGTAATACCTGCGCTGTTACTTTCCACAGATCATCATTAAGCCCACTATTTTTACTAAATACAATTGCCATATTTTTTTATCCTCCTTAGAATTTTCCTACTACCTTTGCTCCAACGGCACCGCCTGCAGAAAGCAGCATGAATACGCCGCCGGTGGTAGTTGCTGTTACCTGAGCAGCATCCGTGTGAATAGTTACTTTAGAGCCTGCCTTAACATCAGAAGCATCTGCGGCACAGGTGGTCTCCCACTCCTGACCGTCTACGATCTCGTACACGGAAATATCTTTCATTCCGCTTGCGGGGGCTACGTAATTCTCAGCACAGATAAACTGAGGCTTGGTGGTTCCGGTTGCCTGTGTCAATCCACCATCAGTCAGCACCAGTGCATCACCGATCTTGTAGGTAGTGGATGCGGTAGTTGGAAGCTGTTTGATGATAGGGAAATTAGGGTTTGTTGCGCTTTTTACAAAACTAAACATTTTTGATTCCTCCTTATAAAGTTTGGTTGTATTTTTTCTTAAGTTCTTCATCACTTAAGCCGGGAAAATACTCTCTCCATGTGGAGATTTCTTTATCCGGAATATCAGCGAGGTTGGAACCATCAGAAACACTTGTGGTTGTTTCCAGATGGCCTTTAGACCTTGCCTGGTTAATTGCTGCTTGCTTTGCAGCTGCTGTCTGCCGAGTAGAAATACTGTCAAAATTTGCCAGTTTAAAAGCATCCGGCAGTCTCAATCCTTTGTTCACATATTCCAGTACGGAAGCGTAGGATGCATGCTTTTCCAAGTCTTCCAGAGACTTAATCTCAGGAGCCATAGCAGTTACCGCCTTAATGTCTTCATCAAGCTGTTTCTGCACTTCTGCTCTCTGATTGTTCTCGAGAATCTGCTGCGCCTGTCTGATTGCAGGAGAATTGTTTACCATCTGCTCAATCAGATTAGGATCAATACCTTTTTCTGTGAGCTGCTGGTTCAGTGTCTCTCTCTGCTGGTGTTCGCATGCCTGAAGGTAGTCTTCCATCGTCTCGATGTTTTTCCCGGTAACAGGGTTCACAACGCTTCCGAATAAGCGTTTTACTTCACTGTTGATTCCGGACATCTTACGGTTATAGGCTTCCTCTGCCTTTCTTCTGGCGGCAGCAAATTGTGAGTTGATTTCATCTGACTGCACTTGTTCTGTAGTTTCCGGTTCTGCAGTTCCGGCATCTCCATCAGGTACAACAGGTTCCTCAACCTGGTTATCAGTTACAACAGGGTCGGCGAGTTCCTGTACGTTTGCGCCTTCTAAAATTTCATCCATGATTACCTCCCGTGATTTTTGCGCTTTTCACATGCGAAATTTTTGTATCAAAAAAGGACCCTAAGTTTCCTTAGAATCCTTGGATACCGGTAGTTCATTCCTAACGGTTGCAAATATTTTATTGTAATAACTGCATTGCGGATTGCGACACTTCATCTCATGCTCAATAAAGAGTTTCTGCTCATTAAATAATTTTGGAGAATCAGTTGACAAAACATATTTTGATGAGGCTATTGCCGCTTCTATCTTACAATATGGGCATTGCATTTCCAGCACCTCCTGACTGTTCACTTAACGCTGCATTCTGTGCTTCCATCTGTGCATTTTCTTCCTGTACACGCTGTGCCATGATCTCTTTCATTTTGGAAGCATTCGGATAATCATTCTCTGCCATGAACGTCCAATATGCCAGTAGAGTTTTATCCTCTCCCAGGGGACCAAATGCTCCGGATTGCAATTTCATGTCAATCTGCTGCCACATTGCTTCACGATTCATCATAATCGTTGATGTAGGATCTGTGGTAATGATAAATTCATCATCCCAGTAGTATTCCCCGGCAGCATCCTGCTTTAAAAAATCATACCGGTTGAAATGGGCATAAGAATATGTCCCATCGCTGTTTTTCTTATTCAGTGGAATCGGCTGATCCGCATAAGCAAGCATGTGTTTGAACATAAGCTCATATACCTTGGCATACGCTGTTTTCTTCATAACACGCTTAGATTCCAGTCTACCGGCTGCCTGATTGATTGCATATTGCTTTGCGGTACCACTGTCAGCAGATGCATCATATTTGCCCTGATAAGAATCCGTGATTCCCAGCGTGGACTTAGCCCAGTCATAATTTTCTGCAATCATGATTCTGTCAAGGGAAATATCTGCCTGCATATTCTTCACACTGATAAGGGATGCTTCCTGCGCATTGTTCACGCGTACAACCTTAAGTTCCTCATCAGTAGTCTGAATTTTGGAGTTTTTGGGAAGAATTACAATAGAACCACCTTTAAGGATTTTCTCCTGCAATTTTGATCCCAATTTTTTTATAGCATCCTGTTGATCAGAGATAACTGCCGCATCCGAAAATCCGAGAAGCTTTCCTGCGCGGGAAACATTTTTCCTGAGCACAATAGGGATCTGATCCGGCTTATAATACGGAATCTTGGTTCTGACTTCCCTTCTCTCCTGCATCAGCTGTCCGAACTCGTCATATACCGGATTTCCGTCTTCATCCCGCATGTCCACATCCTCATATCCTGATATTGCGGGAATGATTGTGCCATTCTTCGTGGTAATGTCTTCTAACAATTCCTCGTACTCTTCCGTTCGTTCCTCAAAGCTCTTGGATCCACATTCGCATACGTCTCCGGTCTTTACCCTGCCGCATTTAGTGCATCTCTCCAACCGTCTTGCCTGATAATCCTCGTAGTCCTCCAAAACATACTCTTCACACCACGTAAACAGTCCGATACATCCGTTTTTATTACGGTAGTAGCATTTAATAACAGTAACGATATCGCTGTTATCATCACGCTTCGTATCCTGCTTCAGATCGATTTCTGTATCAGATGCCGCGGAAACATCCACATTATATTTTTTCTTTACAAATTCTTTGGTCTGCGGCACCAGTACAAAGATGTAATCCATTTCCTCAATGCTTGTTATACCAGGCTGAGGGATCACGTTTCTTGGATGCCGTTCTGACACGCTCACACCGCCGACAGTGCAATGAAAGCCTTTTGCGTTATCCCATTCAACGTGCATGAAATCACCGCCCTGTATGGGGACGGTACGCTCTTCCTCATCGTTAATGAGGCTAAAATTCATCAGCTGAATTTCATTCTGAAGAGCAAGTTCAATAATCTTGGCAAGTTCTTCGTCCTCTTCATGGATAGGAGTGACTTTCGGCATGGGAATTGAAGAATCAACCTGCGTTTCAATCAATTCATAAACAATATTACGTACATTGATTGACTGCTTACTTGATTTTCCGTTACCCTTGTTTGGATTTACGTTTACTCTTCTGTCACCGTCGTACAATGCCTGATATTCACGGATATTATTCAGTTCATCACTGTATTTATCCTTTGCTTCGGTGTACTTTTTCTTCCACTCACTCAGTTTTTTTGCCTGTTTCGGATTCATAATCATGTTTTTCATCTTCCTAAACATCCTCATAATATGGCTCTCCATACTTTTTAACCATCATTGCCCTGATCTCATCGTCGGCAGTCTCATAGTCCTCCAACAGATCAGGCCGCCAGTTATTACGTCTTCGGTCGATTTCCTCCGGACTGTCCGCCGGGATTGTCCACCAGACACAAAAATACCGCAGACTATCAGGATCATGGGTCAAGTCATGCGGATCTTTGGCATACACATTCGGTCTTTTTTTGTCCTTCTGTATCTTTTTTAAGCACCGGTACAGATTCGGTGCACATCCATCAAGGATAGTAAGCTTCGATTTCTTATCCTCTCCCTGAGGTTTCAACCACTCTTTCATACCGGAGCATCCGGCAGCAAAGTCATTCGATGTTTTGGTGAGGTCAACACCACATTCAGACCAGATCTGTGCACGGCTCTTACCAGTCTCCTGTGATCGATTCCACAAATCTGGCGGTGCCAGGAATGCTTCTATGGTCTCTTCCTCACACATACTGAGAAGAGTTCCTGCAGCTTCTGAAATAGTCAGACCGGATTTATCATATTCCCGATACACCTGTGCATTTCCGAAAGAATCAACTCTCACCCAATGTGCAGCAAACATATCAAGGCCATAGTCAATAGCAACATACTTCAAGGTATTCCCTTTCAGTTCCTCATAGGAAACAGTATTACGCTCATTCACCTCGGGAAAGTATGAACCACCAGGAACAGTAAGTGCTTCCTCAACAGTAGCAGGATACTCCTGTGTCATAAGCTCACCCATTGCCTTTTTGGTTTCTGAATACCAGTTGTCATCACGGCGGGGGTCTGCGTACCACGGAATGAATATCTTATTGAACCCATTATCCGGATTCGTAAATACTTCCTCGAAAAAGGATCCTCTGTCAATAGTAGATAATCCGATAACCTGTCCACCAGTAGGACGGTTAATGGTAGGATATCCAGCGGTCCATATCTGCTCTGCATATTGCTGGAACGCCCATTCATCCAAAATGATAAGGTTGGCGGTAAATGAACGACCCGCACCAGGCGCACTCGGCATTCCATTGAAAACTGAAACGAGACCACTTGGAAAAGTGATCTCAATTCTTAATGCAGTCTGTGTATATGTGGCACCGCTCCATCCGGTTGGCTTATCGCTATCCTCTGCAATGAGTTCCGGCATATTCTTCAAAATAACGCCGAATCTTCGCACAAGTTCCTTCGCATCATCCTCTTTCTGAGACAGTGCGATACATGTACGGCCTTCCATCGTAACAAGCAGATGTGCCGCGTAATGCAGTACAAGCCATGAGAAACCCAGCTGTCGTGCCTTTAGGATAACATTCAGCTTATGTGTTGCAATGCTCCTTAACGCCTCTCTCTGCGCATCCCACATATGAAACGGCTGTATGATCTCCTCGGCATCTTTATCCTCGATATGACCATATGTGTCGATGAAATACTCGATATGCTCTCTGCAATATTCAATTTGATTTTGTCGTATTTCCTGTAAAGTCATTGACACTCCAAATCTGAAAATATAATATAATTTTCTGTTGGACATATGGTACCTAGATCACAGGGCCCGGGTATCGCGGGGTACCGGGGGACCTATCCGCCCTAGGATGTACGGTGGCAGCCCGGAGGGCTGATCCCTGGCAGAGGAAATATATAGATCAGCAGGATCATACACAGCACAGAACAGAACAGTCTGGGCGATCCGGATCAGGTAACAGCTGTATCTGCTATTGTTGCTATTTACTGGGACAATAAGACAATTACCAGCAACTATGCGTGAATGATTAATTTTGCGCATAGTTGAACGATATCAAAAAGCTGATAAACCGCATAAATACTGGATTCTTGAATTGTTGCCATTTACACACAATTCCGGGATCCTCTTTTATGCTCATTTACCAGCTAATTGTGTTATGATCCGGTACAATTTACTTGCTCTCTCCAAGTCTCTTAGATACCTGATCCAGTAGCTTTTTATCCCCTTCGGAGATCGTAGCATTAACATCTATCTGCTGCTTAGGGTTATAACCGTCATACCTGGACATCCATAACCCGGATAACTGAGAAGGTATACAGCCGGTTTCAAACTTTCTACGGACATCATTCTCGGATTCTTCGCGTATGCGCATTACTATGTCTCTATAATTCTCATCACTGTCATAAGTATCATAGAATCTACATCTTGCCATGCCAATATATACACAAAAGCCTTCTAAGGTGTAAGTGATAGACTTTTTAACCTTTTCAGTGACAAACTTGCTCTCTTTACCGGAGAATGATGTTTGGTTAACCTCTACATTGTCACAGTAAGATTTATACTCTTCCCATAACTGCTCCATTTGTTCAGGACTGCTAATTTTTCTAGGTCTACCCATTGATATTTACCTCCTTCCTGGTATTATAAAAGCCGGTACCAGTGAATTACTGATATCGGCTTCTTGACACGTATTTATATTATATACTATACAACAGGTTGTTTTCCCGATTCAACCCCGTTTTTGTGACATTTGTCACACTTTTGGGTATTTTTTATAAAAATATGCTATCTCGGGATCAAGCGTATCATCTTGCTATAGCATTCTTCGCATATATCACACTCTTCGTAAATTTTAATATGTTGCCATCCTTCTGGCAGATTTGACGTTGTAGGTATATTCTGCTCTTTTCTGCACATGTCACATGTACATCTTTTGTACGATACATTTTCTACCATATTTTTCCTTTCTACTTTGCTTTTTCCAGTGCGCAGTCGATCATATAACGATTAAATGACTTTCCTGCACTGATAGCAGCCTTTTCTATTATTTTTTTCTCTTCCTCTGTCATCCTGATCGTTGGTCTTGCGAATTTTGCTAAGTACTTTTCATTACATTTCTTTTTACTCTCGTTATATCCTACGTAAGCCATAATATACCTCCTTTTATTGTATTATACCCGTTATTTTTGCATGGTGCCATGTACAAAGTGCACAATATTTGCATGACGTCTTTGTGAAATTTGCCTGTTGACTTTGCATGGCGTCATGCAATACAATTAGCTCAACAACAAACGAACCGCACAGAAGTGGAGCACATGAAAGCGAGGTACACAACATGAAAAGATTTGAAGTTAATTCATCATATTACGAAAGCGGTTTAACTTTTCTAATTACCGGAAGAACCGAAAAGGTTGTCAAGTATGTAGAAGTACAACACGCCGGACGCTTTAATGAAAAGCGCAGTGAAGAGAAAAAAGCAAAGATACAGAACTGGAACGGCAACGAAATCTTTTTAGTAGGTTATAGAACAGTACAAGCATAAAACGAAAGTGAGGATACAACAATGAGATATTTTGAAAATTGCAAAACCTGTGAAGATGTAAAGCAGCTTTATAAGAAATACGCAAGAGACCTTCATCCGGACTGCAACCCTGGAAGAGATACAACCGCAGAGTTCCAGGAGATGTCCCGACAGTACGAGGAAGCATATAACCGCCTGAAGAACATCCACCAGAACGCAAACGGCGAAACCTACGAGAAAGAATCTCAGCAGACCGCCACCGAGTACGCCGACCTGATTAACCAGCTGCTGCACCTCTCCGGACTTATGATTGAGCTTTGCGGGTCCTGGCTATGGATCACCGGCAACACCAAAGAGCATAAGGATACACTTAAGAGCCTCGGCTTTAAGTACTCCTCTAACAAGCAGGCCTGGTATTATCACGAGGGCGAATATCACAAGCACAGCAAGAAATCAAAGTCAATGCAGGACATCCGCAGCATGTACGGATCCGAGAGATACGCAACCCGAACATCTGAACCGGAGCAGATCACAGCATAAATACATAAGGGGCGGAACACCACCGCCCCACCACAAAAAGAAAGTGAGGTAATCAACATGATGGTTATTAAAAATCTTAGAAATTACAAATTCAGAGACGAAATCGGTATCTATTCAACTACCGGATTCGCACTCTATGAGGATGGAAAAGGATTTATTTCCTTGGATGGCAAAACTCCTTATTCCCCGGCAGGCGGAAAGAAAGCCTTGCAAAGCATCTTGAATGCAGGCGGTTTTCTCTCTGAGCCTGATTACATTCTACCCATTGCACAATAACATTCTACTGGGAGCCGGCAACCCATTAAACCGGCAGAAAGTGAGAAAAGCAATGACCCCCACGCAGGAAAAAGATCTCCAGGATCTGTTTATGAAATACGGCAATCCATCAACCGAAAGTGATGTGAGAATGTCAATCTATATGATCCATCCGGATGCCCTTAATGAGCTTGACAAGGTGCTTTATTATGACAACAAGGCAGTTGATGCAATAAAGGAATTTGAACGCAAAATAGAGCAACTGAAAGCGTACAGGATCGCCCTTGCAGAGCGTTACAACTATCTTGCAACCGCTCCCACTCAACCAGTCGTCAGGCTAAAGCGTGAACGGCGGTATTATGAGAACAAGGTATATTATTTCCTGGTTACCTACTCCCGTAATATGTTGGATGGTTCAGAGGTGCAAACATCCTCGACCAAATACACCGGGCAGGAACGGCACAAAGCCATAACAGACTATAAGGCATACATAAAAAGCCACCCCGGCATCATTGCAGAAATGAACATAGAAAAACCCAAATGGGAACACTAGGCAGTCTTTACAGGCTGCCTTTTTGCTATATGTCCAGATCCCGGAGAGCATTTGTAATGGCATTGCTGACCGTCTTTTCTTCTTTCCCCAATCTCCGCGCTATTTTGGCAACACTCATACCATTTACAAAGTGCATCCGCAGGATCTCACGTTGCCGCAGTTTTTTGCCTTTGTTGATAGCATCAAGCACATTCTGTCGCTCATTTTCTGCCGCGTTTATCTCAAACTGAATCTTTTTCAAAATATCCGTGGTATTTACTGCAGATTTTTCCACCTTACTATTTGATGGCTTTCCGGATCCTCCGCCAGTTCCCATTGCATTATTCACCTTTTCCCCCAGAGTCTTCCATTTCTCCAGCTCATGGGTCAGACCAACTATTCGATTTTGGATATTCTGATAACTTTTCAAATATGCTCTTTTCTGTTTGATGTCCATTATTGTTTTCTGCTCCTCTCAATCTCATCTATTACAGCCATGACAAGGCTGCGGGCAAACGGATCTTTATTATGCTTTTCTATGATGCGGTTTGCATCGTTGTTGAGGCATTCCCAGTATTCATCCGATCCGTCACCATTCAAATATTTTTTATATAAAAACCATGCATCATTGTAGATCTCTTTTTTAGGTTCCATCAATTCTCCTATGCTACTCTATTGTATTTGTGCTGCATCTCTTCGATGTCATCTATCAGGTAATACTGGACTGTCATGTCCGGCTTTGCATGTCCCAGTAATTTACTTACCAGCAATACATCTCCTGTCTTGCGGTAAAGCACACTCGCAAAGGTCTTGCGATACACATGCACGGTTGCTGTTATCCTGGTTACTCCTCCACGCAGAGCCATTTCTTTAGCCAGCTTTTCAACTCCGTAGGTGCGCATCCGGTTATACGGTGCTCTGTCTGCCAAAAATAACGGATCCGTTCCGGGCCTGTCCCCGATATAATTTCTAAGTGCCATCACAGCTACCGGTGTGAGCATTCCGGTGCGGTAGGTATCCGTCTTCTCGGCATAGATTGATACCTGCCTGTGCACTAAATCAATATCTGACACATTCAAAGCGGAGATCTCGCCTACTCGCATTCCAGTGCAAATCATCAGCTCAAACAAGGCTTTTTCTTTTGGTGTCTGCAATGCATAACGGATAGTTTCAACTTCCTCATCTGTCAATCGTACCTTCTTCTTTTTCACCTGCTTAACACGATCAACGCCATCAATGATATTATCCTGGATATGCCTCTTTTTAAATGCTCAGGAAAAGAATGTGCATAAGTACCGGTATATTGTGGATTTATAATTGTGGCTGATGTGATCACGATAGGATCTAATAGCAAGATAATCTGTGATATCCTGCGCTGTCACATATTTATAATTTTTGTTCACAAAGTCAAAAAACTTGCGGATGATCCCGATGTAGTTCTTGATCGTGCCGGCATGGAGTCCTGCTGCCACCATATCCACACAGTATCTCTGCATTAACCACTCATTGTCATGCTCAATGGTCATTGGCAGCTGTTTGATCTCTGCCAGTTCAAAGTCCTGCAATTTTACGTAAAGCGTAATCTTCATCCGGTCGATCTGTTCTTTGGTCATGCTGTCACGTAATTCATAGGCTACGTCGTTGATTAAATCATTTTTAGTCATATGCGCACCTCATTTTCTCGTTGCCTAAGAAACATCCGTGTGATATGATGTCCTTAAGCAGTGAGCGGTAGATGCTATCTTTGGTCGGATGGTCTACCGCTGTTTTATTGGCATCGATTGCAGGCTCCTCTGCAGTTGGCTCTAAAATTGTGTATGATACTTATTACTCTTTTTCTATCACTCCTTCACTAACTTTTCAGGTCACTCCAGATGCGCTGTCCAGTGCCGGATATCTACCGGATCAATCACTTCCGAACATTTAGGACATGTAGGACATGTAGGATATAAACCTTTTCTGCGATTTTCGTCCATGTCCCGGAATGTTTTATTCCTCCGCATCCGCTCGAATTCCGCATCTGCCATTGCTCCGTATAGCTTGGCTTTAGATAGCATTTTCCGCTGTGCATCCTCCAGCAACTCATACCGCCTCGCCAGCGTAAGCAGAGCATCAAAAGCGTCTACTGTAGCACCGCAATCCTGACAACTTACGATCCTGTTTTACCGTATCGACCTCGTAATGAGGTGGATCACATTTGCACAGTTTTTCTCTTCCTCTTTCGATCCTTGCCAGATTAAAGGAAATAATCTCATTGTCCATAACAGTCCTCCGCAGCTTTCTCAAAGTAAAATACAACCGGCTTTTTATTCGGTATCACCAGCCCAAACCTCACAGCATTTTTGTATGTATTGCTATCACGCATTAAAGTATCAGGCATAGCGGTAACCATTTTTCGGAAACCTTCCAGCGTAGATCTGCTTTTATAATGATTGCAGCTTCGGCAGGCCGGGAGCATATTGTCAACCGTGTCTGTCCCCTGTTCGCTCCACCCATTCAGCGGTACCACATGATCAACCTGCATATCCTTGTATTCCAACTTGCTTCCGCAATAAGCACAATGACCGTTGCACTTCTGGTATACTGTCATTCTAATGCTTTTTGGTATTGTTTTTCTCTTTGCATCCATTATTTCTACCTCATTTTCAGTTCAAATCATCAATGCTTTCTTGCAGATCCTTATAATAGTTTATTTGATCATCGCAATGATTTTCCAATGCACAAATCATTTCATCCTTGGCTTCTGCCAGTGTTTCTGCTGCCAAATAATCCATATGTCCCTCTATAACCGACTGCCAGCCTATTTCTGATCCACAGTACACGATACTGCCTATGGTGACATTACCATCATAGGCAACTAAATCATATTGTATTTCCCAGTCATTCTGTTCTGGATCAACTTCTACCCACTTAAGATCACACATTTCCGCTACCTCCGCTAAATCCTAAGAGCATTACCGCAAAATCTACAGTACTTTGCCAATATCACACACTTGGAACCGCCTGTATAATGGCTCTCCACATATTTGTGTACTATTGCTCCGCAATATTTACACGTTATTCTTGCCATAACAGCGTAGCTGTCATTTATTTCTTTCTGTTCATCATGTGACCACATTTCTCGATTAACTCCTTTTCTGAATCCTAATTTTCAGCTATTTTTTTCAAAATCTTTTTGCGAAATAACTTCAAACATCACATACTCATTGGACATAATCATTGCCTGCAATATAACAACATCTCTTTTATTTACAATGTCATCAAATTTTCTACTTCCTCTTTGACAACACTGAAAATAGCTATCTTTACAGGTTTTTGACAATGTTCCGCTAACCGCATTTACATTTACTTTTTGTGTTGGACTATAAGTATTAAACATCTTTTTACCTACTTTCTAATACACTAAATCCTAATACGATTCAATTCTTTCTCTTGTATTTGCATCAAACGTTCCACTTGTGCCGTAGCAACAATCTATTGTGATTACTTCTCTTAATACATTTTTTACTTTTTCGTAATGAGCAGAGTGTGAAGCATAATATTTTCCACATTCTAAACATTCATCAACGGTTCCATTGCATTGTTTTTTCAAACTACACTCCTCCGTTAAATCCTAATATTTCAGTTTAACTGCCTAATATTATCCTCAATAAATCCTTTCAGAGTAGAAAAACCTTTATTTTCTTCAATTCCTTTTCTTTTCAACTCTGCCTTTATAGTATCCATTTCCTCTTTTACTGACTGATATGCCAGTAACATTCCTTTTTTCATTTCATCATTCATTTTTTCTACCTCCACTAGATCCTAAATAATTTTCTAAAGATATTCTTTTTTGGCTTAATCACCTCGAAACTCTTTTCTTTCCAGTCGAAGACATAATCCAGGTTGTATGAACTGAAACCAATATTGTAATGTCGCTTTCCAACTTCTCTATATTTTATTTCAAAATAAGGTTTTTCTTTTTTTCCAGTGACAATTATTTCAATCTCACTCACTTTAATTTTTCCCATATTCCGCTCCTTTGCTAAATCCTAAGTTAGTTTATCTTCGTCACCTACGTATATTGCCAAGCATCCCATTGCGTCTGACAAAAATTCCATGTCCTCTCCATCGGTGCTTACCCGCTCTTCCGGATACCTGCTGCCACAATACGGACAGCATATGTTATGACCTTTAGTATTTGCTTTTTCTACCGCTGTTCTCCCCGCTATAAATTCATCACCGCATGAGCTGCAGCGGAACTTTACCAAGTCATCTGCATACATTCCTTTTTCCCATCTATCATCTCGATACATTACCTCTCCTCCAGTCCTAATTTAACTTATTTAAAACAACTCAAATAGAAACTCAAATTTTTAATTAAATTTTTCATTTTTAACTCAATTTTTGAGTTACTATTTCACTTCCTACGCAGGATTTCATCAACCGGTCATGATGCTGCCTGCGGTCTGTGTCAGCGGATCCACCGGAGGCTCCATGATTACTCCTGCTTCCGTGAGTAACGCATGGGACCATTCTCGGACAGTAGTCTTGTCCTGCTGGTATGACAGCAACAGCTCATTCATGTATTCTTCGACCCTAGTCAGCCGGTCTTTGCCGAATCCATACTCGTCCATCAAAGAGGTAAAGAAAAACAGCATATACCTTGTGGCCTGCTCATTGATGGTATTCTGCGGTGCAATCTGCTTCTGATCAAGCCAGTACTGATAGGACCCCTTCCGGGCGGTGATGTCATCCTCGGTATAGGCTTTATACTCAATGGACCATCCAGCCTTATCCATCAGCCGCTGGCTAATCTCTTTCATACCAATCTTGCCCGCGGACCAGTCCGCTTCCATCTCATTAACCTTGTTCGCCAGTCGGGAAATCCGCTGCCCCTTGAATCCCTCCCGGCGCATGATCACATAGCTGCAGATGATTCCCATAGCGGTCCAGGGTGTCCGGTCAGCCATACGGCTTTCCCGGGCGATCCGCTTGCACTGCTCTTTGATCTCTGCCGGTGTCAAATGTCTCTTTCCCATATATCCTCCTAAAACTCGAAATCCACATTTCTTGACTTTGGCATATACCCATTTTCACGCTCTATTTTTCTTATAGCGTTTCTCATGCTCACTTCCTTGTCATCCCAAGCATACGCATACCCATCAGGGGCATACGCACTCTTACATTTTCCATTGCATCTGTCTATGATCGTCTGATAACTCATATAATTTTTTCTGGCACATTCCCTTGCTGATGAATATACTTCTACGATTTCCCCGGACGCATCTATCTTGGCAACAGGTTGTCTTTTTGCATTCCTCCCGGTTAGGTTTCCAAGATCTCTCCGGCTGATATATGCAATATTCTGTATGTAATTATCTTCCTGACATCCGTTCTTATGGTATGGGACATGCCCAGGAAGAGGGTTCCCCAGAAATGTCTTTGCCATTATCTGTACCAGTATCTCTTCCTTTGCTTTCTTATCCCGTGTCATTTTTACTACCAAACGCTGGCTTCCTGACATTTTTTTGTGATACGGAGTCATGAGCCTTGTCTTCCCTGATTGATATATCCTACGAATATTCCCTTCCATATCAGCCTGATATTTTCCATCATATCCAGGTATATCTTTCCATGATTCTTTCATGCCATCACCTCCGGCATAAAATCAAACAATGTAGGCTCGTCCACCTCATTCTCCGCTGCCTGCAGGTACCCCACACCATCCCTGAAATAATCTGGATTCAGCTCACAGCCTTTACCGTACCGGTGCATCTTCACCGCTGTCATGGGTACTGTCATCAAGCCACCAAACGGATCATAGACCGTATCGCCCTCATTACTGTATCTGTTGATGATTCGCTCCACGATATCCAGTTGCAATGGACATACGTGCATCTGTGCCCGCCTGCGACTCTGCGTGGTGTTAAGGGTACGCATCCGGTTGATGTCATCCCACACTTCCATCTGATTCCAGGATCCCGGTGCAACTACCATGAAGGTAGCCGGTAGTTTCCCATTTTCATCCAGCTTCTTTGCCAGTTCTACATGTTCCTCATAGCTGTAAATATGCTCCCTGCTGTATTCCCGGTACACCGCCTGCAGGTTATCTACCGATATGCTTTCCAGCTCTTCCTTGCTGATCAACCGATCCCCCGATGATCTCCAGTATCCGTGTGCGTCGATCTGCCACTGGGCGCGGGTATAATCCTCTTTCGACTTTTTGACAGGTTCATCGGCGTATGCCGTGGATCTGTCCGTTGGCAGCTTGCGGAAAAGCAGGATATATTCCGGACATCCCACGCCCATCTTTGATCCGTCTTTACATTGTTCCGTCCATCCCAGGCGGTAGGTCTGATTATTCTCCCTCACCACATCCGTCACTACCGTGATCATGCCGAAATACTGGAATCCATGTTTCATGTAATGTGCGATACACAGCGCATGGAACGGCTCTATGGTCGGCATTCCGGTTCCAGTCGCATTTCCGAACAGCACGCGGTCCTTTACGTGGATAGCTGCCACCCTGCCGGGTCGAAGCACCCGGAGCAGTTCCGGTGTCAAAAAGTCCATCTGTTCAAAAAACCGATCTGTATCCTGATTATGCCCGAAGTCGTTATAATTGGCGCTGTATTCGTAGTGGTTGCCGAAGGGAATAGACGTATGTATCAGGTCAATACTGTTGCTTTCCATTGCCCTTGTTTCTTCCACGCAGTCACCATATACCGCTTCGTAATGATTTCCTCTTACCGTTCTTTCTTCTCTGCTGCCTTCCACGCCCATCTTCCTTTCCAATCGTTCCGCTTTATTTGCAGAATTAAGTCCATACTTTTTTACGATCTCTATCATCTTTGCAACCATGTGATTATGATTCTTCCATTTTTCTTCCAGTGCTTCCCTGATCTGCCGCTCATTCTCCATGTAAATAATGTCGATTACCACACGATCCTTCTGCAGGAACCGGTAGCACCGGTGTATTGCCTGGATGAAGTCGTTAAACTCATAATCAATCCCCAGAAATATCTCCCGGTGACAGTACCTCTGAAAGTTACATCCGGATCCGGATAATGATTTCTTGGTAGCAAACAGCCGGCTCTTACCATTGGAGAAATCAATCACTCTCTGCTCCCGGAGATCGTAGTCCATAGATCCGTAGATATCTACCACACCGGGAATTGCTTTCAGAATTGCCGCGCGCTCGCTTTCCAGATCATGCCACAGCAGAAAATGATCATCTTGGGAATCATTTACAATCTCCTGCATCTTTGCTACCCTCGTCCCGATGCTATCACGCTTTACGGCAGCTGCTTCTTTCAATCCTTCCGCCGCCTCCTGGAATAACTGCATCTGGCCATCCCTGTCCGCCGTATCCCCGTAATGTACCGGCAGTTCATGCCACCGCACATCCAGTTCCGGCAGATCGTAGCCTTCATCGGAATACTCCGGGTTGAGATCAGAAGGTTTTGTAATAAACAATGCCCAGCTGCTTACCCACATCCAGAACTCATCTTCCATGTTCGGGTAAAGTGTCAGGTTATTCGCCTTGGTGCTGTCACGCTGGAAGAATCTTGTAAGGGCCTGCCCAGTATCCATTACCTCCAGGTACCCAGCGTAATGGATCAGCTCCTTGTATTTGTTCGGTGACGGTGTGGCCGTGGCTACCAGCTTATATGGTACGTGCTTAAATTTGTCAAGGAACGTCTGATAGGTCTTGCTTCCGAAAGACCGGAGAACGCTGGCTTCATCAAGTGACGTTGCTGCGAAGTATTCCGGCCGGATGTCTCCATCCCGGACACGTTCATAATTGGTCAATACGATCTGGCTTGCGCTCTGTTCCACTTCTTCCATCGTCCGGCAGTACTCCGGCTTCTCATAGCCAAGGATTTCCACAGCATCCCGTGTGAACTCCTGCTTTACTCCCAGTGGCAGCACGATCAGTGCTCTACCGCCACAGTGATCTGCTGCCTGATGGCAGAATTCAATTTCCTGTATGGTCTTACCCAGACCGAAAGATTCAAAAAGTGCCCGTCTACCGCCTTTCAGTGCCCACATCACAGCGTCCCGCTGGTGTGGTTTCAATGCTTTATTGATCTTTGCAGGATCCACAACAAATCCGCTGTCCTGCGCCAGTTCTATTTTTGATTCTAAAAACTCTCTGTAAGTCACTTTTTCAAAAGGAACCTGCTATAGCGTTACCCCGGCCGGAGGTTCGGCTCCTTTCTTGCTTAAAATTGAATTTCCATGCAGAAATATCTTTTGTAGCTACAAATCTGACATAATAATGGTATAAAATTTCAAAACATATATTTGTAAAGGAGACATGTCTATGTTAAAAATGGTTAAATCTAAATTTTTAGTAAGTTCATTAGTGCTTCTGTCTCTTGCTCTTAATGCAGTGTCAGAAATTTTTCCTAATGAGTTTGCATTCTGCTTTTGTTCCGTTGTATTTCCTCAATACGTTGATCTGGTAATATATGTCCATAATTTATCGGATCAGTTTCGTCCTGTATGGTGGCCTTGGCAGCGTTAAGCTGCCATGCGCTTATTCTCTGAGAAAATCATCTATGCTCATTTGCCCTTTGCAGTTACCGCCTATGGTTGACGGATCCCATCCAACACCAATATATTCCAGTACCTTCGCCCAGCCATAGTCATTGTCTTCTGCGTCCTTACACATATGGAACATCAGATAATCCCATTCCTTTGGATTGCTTTCATACAGCAAATCAAATCTGTGAGGTCTCTTTTCCATGTGGATCCCAAATCCGCACATGCTGCAGCCAGTTCTCTGCGCTTTGGTGGTATACAGAGTTCCGTCCGGTTTCTTCTCAATGGTCCCATATATCTCAGGGATCAACGACTCCGGCATCACAAAATTCTCTGTGATTCTTCCCTCTTGCAACAGCTGATCATGGAATTCATCTTTCCAACCATTCCGCCACTTCTCGTCCATCTCAAGTGCCAGGGACAGAATATCCTGCCGGTGGAAAATAGCAAACGGCGCTGATCTGATTGTGGATGCTCCGAAGTAGTTGCAGCCGTTCATCCGCAGGCTCTTGGCACGTCTGCCGCCCTCGGATGCCATCAGCCCTAAATACGGTACACTGTTATGCTCTTTTCCCCAGTCATCACAGTTCTTTTCTTTGAGGTAATAACAGCACTTGGACGATACCAAGAAATCAGGCTTCTGATAATCACATCCCTCGTTTTCGTTCTCATACCCACCGAACAGCTTCAGCCATCGATGATTAAGCTTCATTTTGGAATCTTTCTGCCAACCACCATATTCCCCAGTCTCTCCGGTAATAATTGCGTGGCGTACCGTCTTATTCTTCTCAGATGGATTCTGCAGTAATTCTATCTTTGCTGCCACTTCCTTGGATATTACTGGGAATCCGAATTCCTGTATCACTTTCGGTTTGCTCCAATAGGTTCCGTCCTCGCGTTTCAACGGTGGTACATTGATAATTCCGATTGCCCGATGTACCCTCTGAATGCTTTTATCTTCCAGATATGATGCGGATACTCCCGGAACATCAATGTTACATACCTTTTTCAGGAATATGTAAAGCATGATGCTATCCAGTCCACCTACCGATACATGGCAATTAAGATCTCTCTTATCACACTCCCGGCGGAACTCTTCCGCGCGGATCTGTGCATATTTTCTTTTAAATTCATAGGACTGTTTCTCTTTCTGCATGAATGAAGCAATCTTTGCATAAGCTCCTATGCGCTCCATTCTTTCCTGTACTGATTCCATTTTGTTTATGGAGTAAAGAGCTCTTTCACGCTGGCCAGCAAACCTCTTACTCCTTTCTAATCTATTCTACCTTGTTATCCATCTGCTCCTTGTACATCTGTCCTGCCATGCGCACAAGATAGTGCTGCAAGGCTTCATCAACGCTGACACGATGCTTTGTGCAGTATCTGTCAACGTACCGCTTAAAGTCCGCATTATCGGCATACAGGGCGGTGTAATCAATAGGTTCCATCTGCATCACACTCCTTTAAGATTTCATCCAAGCAGGCATTCCAGCCATCACTCTTTCCATCTAAATACTCATGCTCGTATTCCGTTCCATCGTAACAATCGTTCTTAATTGCTTCCGCAAAGCAATCCATTTTCTCCGGCAGTTCACGGAGCGGACAACAATCTGGCTTTTCTCCGTAGTGTCCGCCATTTATCGGAATTTCTTTCCCTGTAATAGCGCAGTCGTAAAGAGCATCGTCTTTATAACTGGGATATTTACAAGCGCAATTCTCACAGGTTTCCGGCATATCCATTACCAATGCTGCTTTAGGCATATTTCACACTCCTTCCGGTTTCTCGCACCGTTCAAATTCGATAACCCACACCCACGGATTAGCATCCCAGCCGTAGCGGTCAAGGTCGGATTTCTTGATGGTGTTGTTCCATATCTGCATAAATTCGACCTGTGGCGGTTCAATCCATCCAGTATTCATACAGTCGGTGCATCCGAATGCTCCTGTATTTGTATGGTGGCACTTTTCTCCTTCTGCTCCTTCTCTGATCGCTCCCCCTTCGGTAATGCTCTGCAACCGCTCCACTCTCACATCCGTAACCTTAAGCCAAATACGAGCTGCTTCTTTCGGCATGTGGATGGATGGGTGCCACCTTGCATCTCCATATATTTCATCTGTTGCCCGGTACATATAACAGCCATAGCTTTTATTCAAGACGTTTTGTTGTGGTTCTTGGTAACAATTTCCATGTTCGTCTCCCTCGCAACAACAACAATCAAAATGTTCCCATGTTTCCCGTACATACAAGATATCGCCCGGCTGATATGGAGCTATGTATGCACTATTTATCAGTTCTATATCTGTCATATCGCAGTATGGTTTGAACATGAGTTTCTTTTCTTTCAAAAATTCTTCAGGTGCTACATTTTTGCATTTATCCGGCAACATCCCTATGAGCTGTTGCGGTTTCACAATTCTTCTGGTGCAACTCTTTCTACCTTCCAGAATCGCCCTCACCATCTCTGTATTGAATAAAATCGGCTTAATCGCCATCTGCTCCACCTTCCTTTACAATCTCCAACAAATCATCTACCAAATCCTTGACCTCATACATCATCATAGTGTCGTAGGATTTTGACTGCTGCTCTGTTGTCTTATTTCCATACTTCGTACAGTCTTTAAGGAATGCTGTGCGTTCTTCCAACTGCTTCACAACCTTGTCCGGGTCGTAAAGTCTGCTCTTTTCAAATGCTTTTTCCATCATCTCTGCGGTCTCCTGCTCATAGTTACCACAGCAGGTATTCATATCCGCAAGACAACGCTGGAAGAACTCTGCAAATCGGTCTGTGTTATAGTCCACTTCAAATGCCTTTGGAATATCAATTAGTATTTTCATCGTTCGCCCTCCTGTTCCATTTCTCAATCATGTGTTGCACACCTCCGCTAAAAATTTTCACATTCATAAATTCGTCAACTGCAAATACAGTTTCTCCTCGCATATGAAAACCACATTTTTCGCACCCTACTTCAGCACCTATCGAGTAACCTGTTTGTAGATGGTCTCTTGAAACTACTTTGGTATATGCCTTTCCACCGCAGAACGGACACGGCTTAAGTTCTTCACTCATTCTTCATCCTCCCAATCTAATTTCTGACCACAATTCTTGCAATAATCATATCTGTCATGTGTTTTCAGCCATTCATCAAGGATTTGTTCGTCTCTATGCTTTTCAAATACCGCTATTGCATCTGCCAGAAAGTCGGTCTGGGCAAACCATTTCAGATCGTCAATCACTTTCCACGGGTTATCGCCAGATACATTCATACAAACTTCATGTAACC